GTTGTTTGAACCCACCTCGCATGAGACCACGAGATTTTATGACTTGGGCAAGATAAGCCAGGTTATTGATTAAAGCGGATGTTTTATGTTTTAACGATTTAACCTCGGCTTGCAAGGCTTCGATTTGAGAGGCTTGGGTAGACATGATGTAGGAGGATAGTTTATGAGTAAAAAGGGGGTAAAATTTCAATGGAAAAAAAAAATATTTTTAAAATTTTTCTTTATATGTTTCGTATTTTGTATATTTGGGATTTGAACCATATGTTTTATAGAATTTAGGTGATTGGGATTTGGGTGATTGGGATTTAGGTGATTTGGTGTTGGATTTATAATTCTCAAATCCTTTATAATCATCTATTTCTTTATACGTGTTTAGTTTTTGATATTTATTAGATCTATCAAAATCGGGTGCCAGACCCAAAATTTTTTCGAATATCTCTAACATAGTGAGTTTGTTTAAAATTTTAGGTGATTTTTAAATTTTTTTTTAATAAGTTAGACACGTTGCATAAACCCAACAAGTTGTATAAACCCAATAAGTTGTATAAACCCAACAAGTTGCATAAACCCAATAAGTTAAACAAGTTAAACAAGTTAAACAAGTTAAACAAGTTTGACAAATTGGACAAATTGGTTTATCTAACAAAAACATTTTTGATAAGAGTTTTTTTGGTTTTTTTGGTTTTTTTGGTTTTTTTGTGTTTTTTTGGATTTTTTTGATAAAAAGAGTAAAATATATGTGTATTTTTATATAGGTGGGATAATATATAGGTGGGATAATATATCTTTGGTTAAATTCATAATTCAGTCAAGTAATAAAGCCATAGTCAGGTTAACCATATTGATCAAAAATAGTCAATTTTTTTAAAAATGCATCATTTGACGAAAGGATTTTCGTAGACGTTTGTGCCAAGGTTGTCTTGGTTGTTTTTTTATAGCCGTTTGTTGAAATTGTTTATTTTTCAGCTCAAATTCCATTGTTAGCATAAAACTCTTAACTCTGTGTTGCAAATCATTAGCTTGAGCACTGTCGATCGCATCAACGAGTGTGTTTAGGCCATTTGAAGACAAGAAAAGTTCTACAGATGGATTCAGAGCAAAATTATTCTGATCACACAAGTTCTCTGCAAGGAGTTGGTTGAGAGGCACGATGTCGTTTGGGGAAACATAAGATCGAATAAAACCTTCGATATTTTTGATGTCAAAGAGGTTGCACAATGCATGAACGACTGGATTTGCTTGAATGTAGAAACCTTTCTCCAAGTTACCAGTGAGGCACATAAGATGACCTCGGAAGGCAACTGTTCTGGTGACTGCATCATTACAACGAAGATCTTCACGTTGATTAGCTTTGTTTGTCATTTTCGATGCACTAGGCATGTTGAAAGAGGGTTTTTAGCTTGAAAGAGGTTTTTGTTGGAAAGATTTTTTTAAAAACACAGATTGTTCGCTGGACTAATTTGTTTAGTTATTTTTTCAACATTTCGTGATATTGAATACAAATTAGACAAATCAGACTAGTTTGATAAACCAGATAAACCAGATATGTTTGATATGTCTAACTTGTTTGATAAACCAGATAAGTTTGACTTGTTAGATTTGTTGGATTTGTTTGATATGTTAGATAAACCAGACTAGTTTGATAAACCAGATAAACCAGATAAGTTAGATATGTCTAACTAGTTGGGTTTGTTTGACTAATTGGGATTGTCTAACTTGTTTGGTATATCTAACTAGTCAGGTTTGATAATATGTTTGATATGTTTGACTAGTTGGGTTTGTTCTAATTGGGGTTGTCTTACTTGTTAGGTTTATAAAAAAAAATTAACAAATTATAGATTTTGGAGGTGTTTCTATGTTTGTTTGGGTAAAAGCTTTGATGGATCTATAGAGTTCGGTTTTTAATGATTTTGACCCCACTTTGTTTGATGATAATAAGAGATTGTATAAACCACTTACAGAAATATAACGATGGCCTTCTATTTTTATGATTTCTTTTGACTTATGGAATCGTAATGGATGATATTTGCCATATTCTAGAAAAGTTAAGATATCGCTAAAACTAAAATAGGGATTATAATATGAACCTCTTATCCGAACATTTGTCAGATAGAAAATTTGTAATAATATATCAACAATCAATGTTTCGATTTTAAACAATTTACGTTCGTTACTCATTTTGGGAGAGTATTTTAATCTAGTATATATTTTTTCATAATATTTGAATACATTGACTAGTTAGATAAGTTAAACATGTCAGATTAGTTAGATAAACCCGATAAACCAGACTAGTTGGATAAGTTAAACATGTCAGATTAGTCAGATTAGTTAGAAAAGTTAAAAAAATCAGATAAACCCAATAAACCCAATAATCCAGACAAATCTGACTAGTTGGATAAGTTAAACATGTCAGATTAGTTAGAAAAATTAAACAAATCAGACTAGTTGGATAAGTTAAACAAATCAGACAAATCAGATTAGTTAGAAAAATTAAACAAGTTAAAGATATTGAAGATATTGAAGATATTAAAGATTTTTAAACTTATTCCTTCAAGCTATTAAGAGTAATCTGTAAATCATCATACGATCTTTTCAGGTCATCATATGTTCTTTTCAGATCACCATATCTTAGGCTTAAAACTTTATAATCCGCATAACAATCGGCGTGTTTTTTCTCAAAATATTTAACCTTTTCATCATCTTCTTCACACAATGGACAACTTGGACAAACCGTGGAATTGTCTGGATTTGCACCATATGGAGGACAGGGTTCTGGTGGAAGACATGTTGGGCAAACACATTCTTGTCTCAAAGGATAAGCTGTTGCTGGTTCTGGACAAATTGGGCATAATGGACACAAAGAACAAGGCCCACAGGGTTCGCAAGGTTCACAAGGTTCTGGGGCTGGACATTCGCTACGTGGAATCAAATCTGTCAAAGATGGTTCAACATATTCAGGTGATTCTGTCAAAGATGGATCAACGTGTTTGGGTATTTCTGAAAAAGTTGGGGTAACTGGTGAAGTTTCTGGCTCTTTTGGTTCAGGAGTGGGTGATTCGGTGACTTCGGGGGTCTCGGGAGTTTCAGGAATCTCGGGGGTGTTTTCTTCTGTTGTGGTCGTAAGTGGGCTTGGTGTTGTCAAATCTGGTACATGAGAGAAATCTGGTAATTTAGCCATTCCTGATGTGTCTATGGTTGTAGCAGTATCGGGAGAAAAAGAAAAATTTGGCAACAACATGCTACCAATAGCTGTTATGTTCATAATCAGAGGGATTAAATACATTTAAGAAGAAAAAAAAAGAGTTTATTTATGTTTGAAATTGGCCACAAGACCAGAAAATTTGTTAGTAAAATCAGATATTTGAGATATAAGACGTGCATATTGACCTTCTTTTTCTTTTAAACGATCTTTTAGCCATCTAATCTCACTATGAAGAAATTTTGTTTGTTTTTCCAGTTCTTCTTCTGTGTGCTTTTTTTGCAAGCGAGGTATGAGTGTATCTACTATATAGACTTGACAATCACGCGCCTCTGGTTTAGCTGATCTCATGGTCACAAGTATCAACCCAGAGATGTTCAAATATACTTCATTATCTTTGATTTTCTTATATTTATCCGGAAGTTCCTTGATAATATCATCAAAGTGTTTTGATAAGTAACGCAATTTTTCTTTACCAAATTCTTTCGCGTGGTGGTATTGTTCACCATCTAGGACAAAATACGAAACCATTTAAGGAATCACATAAGATAAGGTCATCTGTCTAAACCATATTAGAAATCTTTCTATTATAAAATCGTTTTGGGGAATTATTTTATTTTTGATAAACTGATATTTTAAATCGGATTCTTTGTTTTTTATATTTTTTATTAATTCTGTATGATTATATACTCGAATGGGTAAAACTAGCAACTCGGAATTGTTGGGCACTTTTTGGATAAGATATTTGTAAAGGGTTCGTAGGAAACATATTTGGTCATCTTTTTTATATATAACAACATAAACATAGTCAAATGGATCAACTGGTAACATTTGTCGTCTGGATGCAATAGTTTGATCACTTAAATTATCTGTAAATCTCAAATAACTCCAACCATTTTCAATATCCATCAAACGTCTTCTTCTAAGAAGGGGAAATACTTCTTTATCTAAAAAGCTTTGAAAAGTATAATGTGTTGTTGTGGCCAATATTTTTAATAGACCAATATCACTTATAAAGATAGAAATTTTATCTCCTGTATTATTCTCGGGTTCGATCTCAAACAAGTATTTTTTTAAAGGCGAAGGAAGAATTTCCACGATTTGTTTACTTTTTATATGTGACATTTTTAAAATTTTAGCAATATGGAAAAATTTAAAATAAGGCCGAGACCCTGTACCAGTGACATAAAGAGGATAATGAAAATAATGAAATGTGGCCCTAAAATCGGAATCAAAAGGCAGCATTTTTATTTAGAAATTTTGGCTAACTTTTCAATAAGGAAAAATGAAAAAAAACAGTATAATTTTAAAAAATCCTTCTAAAAGGGCTTCGGGGTACTCGACTATCAAGAAAGATGGCAATTTATCAAAATGTTCCAACTTTCTCAACTATAATAGAGGTCCCAGAAGAAGAAGAAATGGTTAATGTGCTTGATATGCCTGGTAAATCCAATGCCTCTGGCGTATCCAATAACTCTGATTCTATCTTAGATCACGTAGAAAATATGCCTGTGCTTAGAAATTCAACACGATCTTCTTATTCTGCAAATGCCCAAAGTTTTCGTTTATCAGATATTCTTAGAAGTTTAGATTTCTTAGAGATGGAAAGTAAAGCTTTTGGTTTTGATAAACATATTGAGCAAGTCAAGCAAGCTGAACAACAACAAACCCAGCAAACCCAACAAGTTGAACAAGTCGAACAAGTTGAACAAGTTGAACAAGTTGAACAAGTTGAACAAGTTGAACAAATCCAACAAGCTCAACAAGTTGAACAAATCGAACAAACCCAACAAGTCGAACAAGTCGAACAAGAAGATGATAAATTGCTTCCTGTTTCTCGTAACTCTATGTCTTTTGTGAAAAATTTTGATAGTTTTACTGATTTGTCAAAAACATTAGATATTCTAAAAAATATAGATGCAACCAATAATTATAAAGGCACGGTAATGTTAAACGTACCCAACCTGGACGAGTTGCCAAGTATAAGCCAATTGCCCCAATTTGATAAAAAACCATTCAATATAAAAAGGTTTGTTCGAAATCTCTTTACTATTTTATTGCTTTGTATTTTGTTGATTTTAACAATTTTAATGGGTTACAGTCGTCTATAAAGGCAAACGTTCTATATTTTTCATGATTTTTTTAAAACTTTCATCAGCCATAATATCCTTTAAAAACCTTTCCTCGTATGCTGTATATTGCTCATCTCCTCGGCATTTGTGAAGAAGCCTTTGAATCCCTTTGTATAATTCTTGCATCTCTTGAAAATTTTGATGACAGATACGATATTCTTGGTGGCATTTTGTTATCTTTTTTGTTAGATTCACGTTTACTTTTTCTGATAAAGAAAGTCGTTTATTTATTTCCATTATAGCCTGGTCCCTAGTTAGTTCATCAGCCAAAACATCTGTGAAATTTTTATGTTGTGTTTGACTTGTTGGGTTATATGGGTTCATGGGATTCATTGGATTCATTGGGTTCATAGGATTCATAGGATTATAAGGGTTATATGGATTATATGGGTTCATTGGATTCATTGGGTTCATAGGATTCATTGGATTCATTGGGTTCATGGGATTCATGGGATTATTAAATATTTGACTAGTTTGACTAGTTGGGTTTGTTTGACTTGTTTGACTAGTTGGGTTTGTTGGGTTTGTTTGACTAGTTTGATTTGTTTGATTTATTTGGCTTTTTGACTCACAAGATGATAAGATTGGTGTGATTTCTGGTAGAAAAAACTTAACTTGATAAGGATAATTAGACCCCCATAATGTCAAATTTAATACGAGAAATGAAATGGGGGACATTTATAAACAAAAACTCTTGAATAATTCTAACATGTAAATAAACATGATTGAACCTCGTGATTTAAATTATTACCTTATTGGGGTAATTCTTGTCCTTTTTTTTGTTATTTTGGGTATCATTGCGGAAAGAATCCATGTTTGCCGTAAAAAAAAATCCGAGGTTCAAGTATCTGCAAAAAAAGCAAATAGAGATAGAGAAGGTGAAGAAGATGATCTAATGGATGGCTTTACAAGTATTGAACTAAAACCGACCACTGTAAATAAAAAATAGCTGCCTTTTTATTCATCAATCACCTCATCATTATCACCTTGGTCATGTATGGGATCTGGTCCAGGTCCTCGTAGATGAGCAAAAATATCATCTTCTTGTAACTCGTTTACATCATCTATAAAAGCAAAGGCTGGAACACGTTCACGCAATCGCTCGTTTTCTTGGATAAGTGTAATAGTCTTTTGAAAAACAGGAATCAAATCATCTGTTATGTTAAGCTTAGAAGTAAAACCACTTGGTAATCCATCTAATACTTCTTTTAATTGTTGCAAGTCCTGAACAACTCGTTTCCCGAGATTCAGAGCATGTTGACGTTTGCTAACACCCTCATAATCATCTGGAGGCAAAAATAGTCCAGAATCCACAGGAGTTTCAATATTATGTTCTTTCTTAAAATTTTCGAGATCTACACTTGTTATGAAAGCAAAAACACCACGATAATGTCCAGATTTCAAATAATAGTGTAATAATTTTTGACTATTTTTATCAAATTTACCAGTTTTATTCTTGGCAATTATTCGATTCATAATAATCAAATCATTTTTATAAAGATCAAAGAATCCTACCTTTTTTTGGTTTATATATAATCCACCAGAATGTAAAGTAGAAACCAATTGTTCCATTACTTCAAATACGATTTGTTTTGTTGGTGCAGTGATTATAATATCGTCTACATATACGAAAATCTCAGCTCTAGAGTCTGTGATATTCAAAAGATCTAAAAGATAAAATTTGAAAAGATGTGGGGAAAGTGGAAACCCTTGATATAGTCTAAGTGGTTCACTTGGAAAAGCTTCGTGGGCTCCATGGTATTGGCTTAACAATTCTTCTATTTCGATTTTAGTAAAATATTTGGCTAAACGAGTTTTTAAAAGTTCGAGATCAACAGAATCAAAAGCACTTGAAATATCTAGCTTTATAACAAATTTATTTTTTTTAACACTCAAACAAATCTGTTTTAGAAAATCATAGATATAAGATCCAAATACATGGGTTCTGTCTCGCATGAAAGCAAATTGGGGTTTATCAAAAACTTTATTGAAATAAGCAATATTTTCACGTGTTCTGATACGAGGTGGAACAATAATAGTTCGGAAACCAGTTTTTTTTGTAGTTTCAGGAGGTTCTGGAAATTTAAAATCAACTTTAACCATTTCTATCTCTGGGATATTGGTTTTCCCAACTTTGGTCAACATCATTCGGTAAGTCATTTTTGTTAGTTGACCAGTATATTGTATATTTTTAAACTCGCGTATTTTTTTTTCATTTTTTTTTTTGTATTGGAAAAGGGGATATTTGGAATCTTTGAACTTTGATATAACAAACCCAATTTTTAATAGAAGTTTTAGAGTAAAAAGACCAAATGTTGCTTTTTTGTGTATAAACGACTAAAAGTTGAGTTAAATTTGTGACAATTAAGTGGATTGTTTTTTTTCGAAAAAAATGAGACTACTATTATATATTCAATTTTTTAATAGGTTTTTGAGTGTTAGAATGTCCAAACCCCACAGGCAGACATGGAGTGATGAAAAATATCGAATAAATTTGTGACAATTAAGTGGATTGTTTTTTTTCGAAAAAAATGAGACTACTATTATATATTCAATTTTTTAATAGGTTTTTGAGCATTAAAATGTCCAAACCCCTTAGGCAAACGTGTGGTGATGAAAAATATCAAATAAATTTGTGATAATTAAAGGGATTGGTTTTTTTTGAAAAAATGAGACTATTATATATATATTAGATTTTTAACCAAATGTTAATAATTAAACAAACCCAATAAGTCTAACTTATCGAACAAACCCAATAAGCCAAATAAACCAGACGAGTCTAACTTTTCTAACTTTTTTAACTTTTTTAACTTTTCTAACTTATCGAACAAACCCAATAAGTCTAACAAATCTAACTTATCGAACAAACCCAATAAGTCAAATAAGTCAAATAAGTCAAATAAGTCAAATAAGCCAGACGAGTCTAACCTTTCTAACTTGTCAAACAAATCTAACAAATCTAACAAGTCTAACTTATCGAACAAACCCAACAAGTTGAACATGGTAGACGAGTCTAACTTATCGAATTTGTCTAACTTATTAAACAAACCCAAAAATCTAACAAGTCTAACAAACCCAATAAGTCAAATAAGTCAAATAAACCAGATCAGTCTAACTTTTCTAACTTTTCTAACTTTTCTAACTTATCGAACAAACCCAACAAGTCTAACAAGTCTAACTTATCGAACAAACCCAATAAGTCAAATAAGTCAAATAAACCAGACGAGTCTAACTTTTCTAACTTTTCTAACTTATCAAACAAATCCAACTTGTCTAACTTATCTAACTTATCGAACTTATTAAACAAACCCAATAAGTCAAATAAGTCAAATAAACCAGACGAGTCTAACTTTTCTAACTTTTTTAACTTATCTAACTTATCAAACTTATCAAACAAATCCAACAAGTCTAACTTGTCTAACTTATTAAACAAACCCAATAAGTCAAATAAGTCAAATAAACCAGACGAGTCTAACTTTTTTAACTTTTTTAACTTTTCTAACTTATCAAACAAATCCAACAAGTCTAACTTATCGAACAAACCCAATAAGTTGAACATGGTAGATGAGTCTAACTTATCGAACTTGTCTAACTTATTAAACAAACCCAAAAATCTAACAAGTCTAACAAATCCAACAAGTCAAATAAGCCAGACGAGTCTAATTTATCGAACAAACCCAATAAGTCAAATAAACCAGATCAGTCTAACTTTTCTAACTTTTCTAACTTATCGAACAAACCCAACAAGTCTAACAAGTATAACTTATCGAACAAACCCAATAAGTCAAATAAGCTAGATAAGTCTAACTTTTCTAACTTTTTTAACTTATCAAACAAATCTAACTTGTCTAACTTCTCTAACTTATCGAACTTATTAAACAAACCCAATAAGTCAAATAAGTCAAATAAGTCAAATAAGTCAAATAAACCAGACGAGTCTAACTTATCGAACTTGTTAAACAAATCTAACAAATCTAACTTATCGAACAAACCCAATAAGTCAAATAAGTCAAATAAACCATATCAGTCTAACTTTTCTAACTTTTTTAACTTATCAAACTTATCGAACAAACCCAACAAGTCTAACTTGTCTAACTTATCAAACAAACCCAACAAATCCAACAAATCTAACTTATCAAACAAACCCAACAAATCTAACTTGTCTAACTTATCAAGCAAACCAGACGAGTTAATAGATTTGAAATATTGTTATATGATAAAAAAGTATTGGAAAGATTGGGTTTTTTTAAAATGTTATAAGTTTAACGATATGCACGATTTGGGGTTACATTTCGTGGTTTAGAAGCTCGGGTCAAAGTCATAAAAGCATGATATTTAAACTTTTCAATAAGAGAAGGTGTAAAGTTAGGATTTTCCTTTAGAATGTTTGTAATTGCAGTTTTTGATCTGCGAGAAACTCTAAGATAATTCAAAGAACCTGCCCATCTTGGGTTTATGGTTATTTTGGCAATTGCATCCCACATATCTTCTGATGATTCAATGATATCCAGGAAACGATCAACATATAAATTAGCCAACAACTCATAAGCTGAAACTTTTATCAAATGTTGTATAATAAACACATTAGATGGTAATGGGCGCCAATATGCATAATTGATAATAGATGAATGGATGGCAATATCTTCACCAGATTCTACCAGTTTTTTATATAGAGGATTTATACCATCTTTAAGATAAAAGTCGGTACCTTCACGTTCTTTTGGGTCAACACGATAAACATAGACATCAGAGCTTGGAACAATGGGAAAGGTTGCATCAACAATAAAATGTTTAAATCCTCGTGTATTTGCCAAATAAGAAGAAAGATTATCTCGAATATATGACCAGTTGGGCGCTGTATATATCATACTTGGAGAAATAACCTTTGCTAGATTACTTGCATAAACTCGGGAAGCAGAAATCTGACTTTGCATAAACATTATCTTTTTTTCGGAATTTGGGATTATATGTAATTTTGGCAATAAAACATATCGGGGGTTAAGCAAAAAATCATATAATTCAGACTCACCCTTTTCCTCATAAATTCCCAAAGCTTTTTTAATAAAATCATGTTGATAGAAGAAAGAAAATATGGTATCGATATCTTGGTTTGTACAACTACCTTCGCCATGGAAAGAACACAAAAGATTAGCCAGTGTATCGGTTACACGTGGAATATATTTTGATAACATACGACCAATTTGATCTTTTGTATTGGCTCTTAATGCAAAATCTTGCTTGAGTTGGGTGACATATCCTATATAGATATCATTGTCATCTAAACCCAAAGACGTCATAAGTTTCAGATTATTCCAAGAAAAGTCAATATTGCAAGAAGTACAATGCATATGAGGACATCCCTCGGTTTTTTCAATTGGAACACCACACCCAGGACATCTTTTAGCATGGGTTTTTATATATGTAACATCAGCAAGACGTTCTTTGTCACAAACATGTTCGGTTTCGTCAGCATCTGATACCTGAGCCCAACAAGTATAACAAACCTTGGTGTGGCAAGTATCACAGAAATTGTGAACAATATAGCCTTTACAACCTGCAACAGGACAGAATTGACTCAAAGTTTTCAATCGACTCTTGTTTTTAAAGAAAGCAATGATTGTAGTATCCGGAACATATGTTTCAGAAAGATAAGTCTTTTTGAACGTTGAAATGTCCAAATAAGTAAAGTTTGCAAAAACATATGCTGGTTGTAAGAAATCGTTGCATTGACAACAAGTTATCTTTCCAATGGTTTCGATACATTCTTTACAGGTTTTTAATCCACAATAACAATCATGAATCAACAAATCCTCTTCTGAAGAATTGCAACAAATGTCACACACGTTTGTCATTTTTATAGAATTATTGATTATTTGAGCTTTTTAATGTGTTCAAATACCTTTATAAATTTGATTTTTTTTTCATAAATGTCCAAGTTTTATAATAACATTATTTTCGCAGATACAAAATCTACTGATACGATTGGTGTTTTATGGTTTATACAAAAATTGAACGCACTTTTAGGCCCAGATCAATATGGGATGGCGTTTAAAAAAATATTAAATGACTATGAACATGGAGAGATCAAAGAATCAAAACAATCATATAAAGTCATAAAATTGATTGGAGTTGGGGGTTACGGGTTTGTCTTTGGTCTTAGTTCAACATTAGTAGCAAAAATAAACATAGATGATCCAGAAGAACAATCAATGATGGATGATGATGACCAACACGAATTTACCACACCTTTAGCTTTATCTAAGAATAATTCGGAACTCAAAGATTTGATTGTTTTGCCCATCATGACAATCACACAAGCCAGAGTTGATTCATTGTTAAAAATGTTTGAAATACACACGTTGATTTCGATTATTACATATAGTCTTTTAACCAAAAAAGTCTTTTCTGTACGAGAAATTCAAAAACATGTTGAGAATTTTTCCTTTAGCTTATTGGATCTCACTCGTCTACGTGACCAAACCTTTTGGAGATTATTTCAACACAAATATCGCCGAATTACTTCACATTATTTAAAAAAGTCTCAAGTGGATTTTCTTAGTTCTTTTAATAGATTAGTTAGAGCACTACAAGATAAAGAATATCCACTAAAAACCGGATCTTTGATTGTAATGCCTAAAGCAGAAGGCACATCCTTGGCACTTTATCCATTTTATGAACACCATTTGTCTAACAAACAAGATTATTTTAGAATTTTATATTTGCAGGTTATCTTGTTTATTTTAAAAACTTCTGATATTCGGAATTTTGTACATAATGATCTCAAATTAGATAATGTTTTAGTTTTTGCGACAACAGAGCCTTATGATATACATTATGAAGGTTACCAATTCACGTTCAATATTCCCTTTCGTTTTAAAATATCAGACTTTGATTTTTCTAAGATAGATAACATAACAAATACAAGAATCATAGGAAGTTCTATTAGCAAATCTTTATGGTTTCACGACTTGCACTTTTTTTCACACAAATTTTTGGCTAGTCTAACTCACATAAAGATGCTTAAATCAGATGAGATTTTTTATATGAACATATTTGAAAGGTTTATCCAACCTATGTGTAATGGAGATTTTCCAATAAATGTTAAAAAAAATCAAAAATGTGCTGATGGTAGACTCAATGTAAAAGATGTGTATGATAAAAAAATACTAAGTGATTTCTTGGGTGCCAACTTTTTTGACCAGTGGCGAACAAGCTGAACAAATCAGACATTTGAGACAAATTAGACAAATTAGACAAATTAAACAAATTAGATTATTTTTATTATTTTAGATATTAAACAAACCCAACAAGTCGAACAAGTCTGGTATGTTAGATTATTTTAGATATTAAACAAATCAGACAAATCAGACAAATTAGATATATTAGACAAACCCAACAAGTCAGATAAACCCAACAAGTCAGATAAACCTAACAAGTCGAACAGGTTTAAGATGTTGAATAAACCAGACAAATCAGACAAATTAGATATATTAGACAAACCCAACAAGTCTGGTATGTTGGATTATTTTAGATATTAAACAAATCAAACAAATCAGACAAATCAGACAAATAAGATTATTTTTATTATTTTAGATATTAAACAAACCCAATAAGTCGAACAGGTCTAGGATGTTGAATAAACCAGACAAATCAGACAAATCCAACAAGTCTGATATATTGAATAAACCAGACAAATAAGATTATTTTTATTATTTTAGATATTAAACAAACCAGACAAGTCAGACATTTGAGACAAACCCAATAAGTCAAACAAGTCTGGTATGTTAGATTATTTTAGATATTAGATAAACCTGACAAACCTAACAAATCAAACAAGTCGAACAGGTCTAGGATGTTGAATAAAACCAGACAAATCAGACAAATTAGACAAACCCAACAAGTCTGGTATGTTAGATTATTTTAGATATTAAACAAGTCGAACAAGTCTGATATATTGAATAAACCAGACAAATCAGACAAATCAGACAAATTAGACAAATTAGACAAATTAGATAAACCCAACAAGTCTGATATATTGAATAAACCAGACAAATCAGACAAATCCAATAAGTCTGGTATGTTAGATTATTTTAGATATTAAACAAGTCAAACAAGTCAGACATTTGAGACAAACCCAACAAGTCTAGGATGTTGAATAAACCAGACAAATCAAACAAGTCAAACAAGTCAAACAAGTCAAACAAGTCAAACAAGTCTGGTATGTCTGGTTAATTGTTAAAATATTTAGAATTTAGCCAAATAAAAATCTGTATGATATAAAGATGTTGGGTTTGTAATGTTTAGCTTTAATCCACAAATATTTTTTAAATCATTGATTTCTGGGATATAAAATAATTTTACAAGAGTGTCAGATTCCAAAAGAGATGAAAGGTTTAGCTTTTGTGTAGTATTAAACTCCGAAGAAGCCTGTGAAGTAATTTTTTCTAAATCTTTAGGAGTAATCAAAAATATCTCTTTTACCATTAGTTCCAAATTAAAAACTCGTTTGATATTCAAATATACGCAATTACTTGGAAAATGGTGCATATTTTTAGGATTTTTTATCTTATCACTAAAGAATAAAATTTCTGGATACTGATAACAATTTTGCTCATCATGTTTATATGGTTGTAGATTTAGATATTGTTTTGATATATCTGCCAAAGCCAAAAATACTGTAAAGCCAAAGGTTTTTTCATTTATTTCCAAAAGTACCATAAACCTATCTTTTTCTATTTCGTTGAATTTTTTTAATTTTACCACATCATCTAACTCATCTATAACCAATTTACACTCGGTTTTATCTATAAATGTGTTCCAAATGTATGCTTTTATTTTACAGATCGTAATAAGATTTTTATGTGTGGGTAAAAAATTCCTTTTTTCGATAGATGCCATTTATACTTAAGAATTAAAACTTCAATAAATGTCTGAATCTGATGATTTGTGGATTTCTTTAGAATATATTTGGTTTAAAGATTGTGTGGGTTTATTAAAATTATTCGATAATGCAGCCATTTGTAGATATCACCCAGAACCCAAAACATCCAAGATGATAGAATTTTCTGTTGCAAAGGCCCACAATATTGTTGTTGTAAAACTTCCGATTTTAGAAACTAGTTTAAAAGACATCACAACGTTTTATTTGCCTTTGAATATCTCTTTTGCTAAACACAGCGCACCAACTATCAGACTTATTTTAAATCCAAAATCTATAATCGTTAAAGCCTTTTATAAAGCATCTTTGCCTACTATTGATGGTACGAATAATGGATTTTTTTCACTCATGGATGCAAAAGAAACAACTACAAAGCTCGAAGAATACCAGCCTAGAGATCAACGTCATAAAAGCTCAAATTTCTCAAGTGTTTCCGAACAACAGTTCTTTATTGATAAAAAGGATAGTATTCCAGAACACGTTATAGATTTTAGAGGTATTCAAAATGTTTTGAGTTATTTTAGTATCCAATTTACAGATTTCAAAGATTTGATTCGTATGTTGGGTAATGTAAGGATTCAAGTAATGATTAGTTTGGATTTTGTGGCTTTTACTTCCAAATCCGCAGATGGGAAACAAAGAAAGCAAATAATTAAAGCCAACAATAATTTTGTAGAAGAGTTTTCCTTTTTTATCGATGGCAACTCCTTTTTAAAACTTGCTAGAATAAACGTACCATATAACATTTCCCCAGATAAAAATAAAAAAATGTTTAACACACTAGAGGTTAAAATCATTGGAATCGCACCCTCCAAGTTTGCTTTAACAATATTCCCTTCGAATTTGCCAACACGAGAACTTATGTATCAAAACCAAAAATTTGATCTTTATAACAGTATCATGATCTACATTCCTTCTATGTAAATGAACAAAACAATACAGGATTTTCTAGACAAAAGTTTAGAAGTCCCACAAATTCCACAATTTTTACCACATCAAATTGCAACTGTGGATTTTCTATATAAACAGATAATTAAAGAAAAAAAAAATGTCTTGCTTTTTCACAAAATGGGATCGGGGAAAACCATTATTTCTCTTCTCTTTGCTTTTTATGTTACTAAGACCAATAATAAGGTTTTCATAGTTTTGCCCAATGTAAACATCAAACAAATGTGGGAACATCAATTATCTATCGTTTTGAAACTATTGCCTTTTGATGAATATAATATAAAAAATATCCACTTTATCACAAAAAAAACATTTATTGCAGACACAGATATCATCAAGACAAGCAAGACTGGTATTGTCGAAAAATATAAAAATTCGGTTGTTATCATCGATGAAGGCCATAACTTTTTGAATAATCAAGGTTCTCAGACCATTTTTGAAATTACCTCTTTTTTTAGAGATCCAGACTTATTTAATTCACAACCACTTTTTCTTTTGGTTACTGGTAGTCCGATTACTAATACTGTTGTGACTTTGAAAGATTTGATTGATATTTTATTAAAAAACCAGATTGATATCGGAAGAAATATTTTAAACTCTGGCAAACGTGTTTTTAATATTAGTTTGGATGAAGAAGGCACTGATCTACTCGAGAATGTTTTGGATGATCAAATATCTTTCTTTAATCAGGGGTTAAAAAATAGTCCAGCCATAAAGTTTATGGGAAAGCCTGTTTTGGATTTGCCTATAATACAATGTCCGATGTCTGTAGAACAAAGTGCGTATTATGATAAAAATATGCAAGAAGGTGGTAATGAGATGTTTTTGAAAAATTTACTTAATTCATCTTTTACAGCCATGACTTCTTATGATATTGGAAATTTTGATGCTTATGTAAAAGGTGCACAACAAAAAAAGTTGACTTTGACCCCAAATCTACATTTCTATAACGGACATTTCCAAGGAGAAGAGTTACAATCTTTAAAAAATTCGGCAAAAATAAAATATTTTGTAGACGAGTGTGTTTGGAAAAGAAAACCAGGCAAACGTTTTATCTATTTCGTAAATTCTACACTTGGTGGATATTTTCTTAGAGATGTTATGAAAGCCATTGGAATACAAGAATATAATGGCCCACCCATAGAGAATTTTATATGTTTCTTTTGTGGGAAAGATAGAACATGTGAAAAATGTAAACCATTGACGTATATTATGATAACAAGCATTTTGATCTCAAATTCCAAAGAATCTGGAGATTTTGCAGTTAACTCTTTGATTAATGCATTTAACTCATCTAGTAACGAGGATGGGAGTGAAATCCAGTTTTTATTTGGTTCAAAGCTATTAAGTGAATCATATACTTTAAAAGAAGTTAAAGAGATTTGGTTTTTAACGATCCCAGATTCCAAATCAGAAATGGATCAAATTATTGCCAGAGCTATTAGGAATTTCTCTTACAAAGATATAACACAACCAGTAAATATTTATCTTTTAGTTGCTGTTCCCAATAAGTTTAAGTTGGACCCCACGTTAAAAAATGATGAGGATTTTAAAGAGCAATTGACCCAAGATAATAACAAATTTCCCTATGATTTGAAAAAGATCCTGTATTTAGAAATAAAAAGTATAGAAAGTAACAAAATACATTCTCTGTTTGAAAAGAAGGGCAAAGGCTATCATGGGTATGTTCAAAAGAATTTAGAGGATTTATGTATTCTTGAGATGTTAAGACGATTCTCGTATTCTCACTCACGTTTCTCTATTAGAGAATTTCAAGAAATGTTACATGCATCTAATATATTTGAAAATGAGATAACAATAGAACATATCTGCCAAGTCATAAAAAATCACCCTGTTGTGAATAATGATAAATTTGGGGAATGTTTGCTTGCGTATCAAGATAATGAATGTTTTTGTGCCCCTCTTATGTTTTCATATAATAAACATATTTTACAGATTGCTTTATAGTTAAACATTAAAAAAAATTAGACAAACCAGATAAGTTAGATAAACCAGACAAATCAAATAAGTCAAACAAGTTAGACAAATTAGATAAACCAGACGAGTCAGACAAGTTGAACAAGTTGGGTTTTTTAAACAAATCAGACTAGTTGGGTTTTTTAGATAAATCAGACAAGTTAGATAAACCAGACTAGTTAAAAAAATCAGACAAACCCGACAAGTTAGATAAACCAGACTAATTAGGTTTTTTAGACAAATCAGACAAGTTGGGGTTTTTAGACAAATCAGACAAGTCAAATGAGTTAAAAAAATCAGACAAACCCGACAAGTTAGACAAACCCGACTCGTTAGACAAACCAGACAAATTAGATAAACCAGACAAATCAAATAAGTCAAACAAGTTAGATAAGTTAGGTTTTTAGACAAATCAGACAAATCAAACAAGTCAAACAAGTTAGATAAACCAGACTAGTTAGATAAGTTGGGGTTTTTAGACAAATTGGGTTTTTTAGACAAATTGGGTTTTTTAGACAAATTGGGTTTTTTAGACAAGTTAGACAAATCAAAAAGTCAAACAAGTCAAATGAGTTAGGTTTTTTAGACAAGTTAGACAAACCCGACTAGTTAGACAAACCAGACAAATCAAATAAGTCAAACAAGTCAAATGAGTTAAAAAAATCAGACAAACCCAACAAATTAAACAAGTTAGGTTTTTTAGACAAATCAGACAAACCCGACAAGTTAGACAAGTTGAACAAGTTAGATAAACCAGATAAACCAGATAAACCAGATTAGTTAGATAAGTTGGGTTTTTTAGATAAGTTAGATAAACCAGACTAGTTAGGTTTTTTAGACAAATCAGACTAATAGACAAACCAGACTAGTTAGACAAGTCAAACAAGTTAGATAAACCAGACTAGTTAGACAAGTCAAACAAGTTAGATAAGTTAGGTTTTTTTAGACAAATCAGACAAATCAAATAAGTTAAAAAATCAGACAAACCCAACAAATTAAACAAGTTAAGGTTTTAGACAAATTGGGTTTTTTAGACAAGTTAGATAAACCAGACTAGTTAGATAAGTTAGGTTTTTTAGACAAATCAAACGAGTTAAAAAAAATCAGACAAACCCAACAAATTAAACAAGTTAGGGTTTTTTTAGACAAATCAGACAAGTTAGACAAATCAGACTAGTTGGGTTTTTTAGACAAATCGGACAAGTCAAACAAGTTAGATAAACCAGACTAGTTAGATAAGTTAGGTTTTTTAGACAAATCAGACAAATCAAATGAGTTAAAAAAATCAAACAAACCCGACAAGTTAGATAAGTTGGGTTTTTAGACAAATTGGGTTTTTTAGACAAATCAGACAAATCAAATGTGTTAAAAAAATTAAACAAACCCGACAAGTTAGATAAACCAGACTAGTTAGGTTTTTTAGACAAATTGGGGTTTTTAGACAAATCAGACAAGTCAAACAAGTTAGATAAACCAGATAAGTTGGATAAACCAGACTAGTTAGGTTTTTTAGACAAGTTAGACAAATCAAATGAGTTAAAAAAATCAGACAAGTCAAACAAATTAGGTTTTTTAGACAAATTAGACAAATTAGACAAATTAGACAAATCAGACAAATCAGACAAGTCAAACAAGTTAGATAAACCAGACTAGTTAGATAAATTAGGTTTTTTAGACAAATCAGACAATTAGACAAATCAAACAAGTCAGGTTTTTTAATCATCAGAGGTTTCGTTAAAATATTTGATAAATTCACCGGGTTTTGTAGTATGTAATGTTAGATGTCTATGAAATATTTCAAAAGTTTTGTTTTTTATGATTAATTCCTTTTCTTTATCGAGTTTTTCAGTCTCAGATAACCCCGGGAATTTTTTGGTGATAACTCTTTGTAATTGCTGTCTTTTCTTTACCTGTGCCTTAACAGCTTGTTCTTGTAATTTTTTGATTTGGTTATCTGATACAAAAGGAAAATAAAGATCATCTCCACTTAAAACCTTTGTCCTTTTTACAATTTTCTCCATTGTTGGAAATAGGGTCTCGAGTAAATATTTTTCAAAATCAGCTTGATAATATAAGAAATGTAGGTAATATAAGCCGTAATTAGTCAAATATTTCTTATTGTCAATGTTTTCATCTTTTATAATACGATAATGGGGGTCTCGTAATTCTATATCATCTGGAATAGATAACACATTCTTGATATTGTCAAAATTTGCAAAAAACTCTTCATCGATTACATAAAGTTGCAATTTTTGATTTTTGTATTCAAGTTTATTATAAAAGCCTTTGCGTGCCATGATTATTAAAAAGATAGATTCTTTTTTCAAGAAATAAATGTTTAAATCTTTCGTTTTAAAGAATGGAATTATCGTTTTCTTACAAAAAAACCCAGAGTTTCCCTGTAGTATCCATTTAAAAAATCATGGCTCTTTTAGGGATATCGAATCTAATGTTTCTGGATTTCAACATTTGGCTGAACATGCTATATTTGTAGAAGGACATATATTATCCCGAGATACAAATGCATCAACAGATTTCGCACATATGATACTTTATCAAGATAATGTGGCTATTTTAAAAAGTTCACTGACTAATAAACATAATCAAATCTCACTTGCTAGAAATCTATCCAAAGATCGCATACAGGGTTTTATTGATGAATTGGATAATGAGTTTCTATATAGACAACAGGTGAATTCGGCAAATAGCCCAATATATTACTTGAGTACTCCATTTGAAGTGTTTTATATTGGGGGAAACAAGTTAACATTAGAGAAAAAGGAGAAAGAAATCCAAAATGCCCTAGAAACCTATCAACCCATAGCAACCTCTGATGTTGTGGTTTTTTTGGATGTGGATAACGAGAAAAATAATATGAAATTGTTAGAACTTTTTCAATCTATCCAAAAAACTGAATCCCCATCAACCAGGCATCTAAAAACTGTTTTAAAATCCAGATTTGATAAACATATAAAGGGACAAAATATATCTGGAGAACAACATTGCCCGTTTTATAATTGTATGTTTTATTTAGATCCTAATGATTTTTTTGATACCAAACACCCTGGGAGTGTCAAACACCTTGGGGGTGCCGGATATACTAGACATACCAAATATGCTAAAAATATCAAAAATTCCCAGGATTCTAGGGATTCTCTAGATCTAAAAAATGCTAAGAAATTAGATACGTTGGCACTTGTTATGTGGAAATTATTCCCTTTTTTAGAGATATCAAAAATGTATGATTTGCTTGTGATTGATGTATTATTCAGAGATTTTCAGAATTTGGCTGTATTTTTAAATTGTTTTCAATCCGATAATATTCGAGAGTTTTTAGATAGTAATGGTCTAGTTGCTTCGGGAATATATCCACGTTTTTTAGCAGATTTTCCACACGCGGACCTGTTTTTAATTGATACAGAGATGTCCTGTAGTGAACTCTATGACAAATATAAAGCAACTATAAACATCATGGCTGATCTCATACACAAAAGGATAAAACAGAAAAAATATATATTATTAACACCCTTTGCGTCTATGGTTAATTCAGAAGATCGAAATGGTTTAACTTTTTTGAATATACCAGATGTAACCATACCCTTTAACATAAACTTGCCTTTATCTAAAAATTCTCGGGCTTCTCTAAAAATTACAAACAAAGAAAGAAATTTATGTTTTGGGATACAGAAAATTTTTGAATTGGTTAAACGTTATCGAAAAATAGATATTTGGACATTTTATCACTCTTTGATTGCTTTTTTTTCTAGTCCAAATATTTCTAGTTTACGAGAAGCTTTAGAAAGTGATAAGAAAATCCCAACCAGAATAACACATAATGTCCAAATTCCCAAATATAAGCTATTTAACATTAAAACCCCATATGATTTTCTTTTCTTTGTCATCCATAGTTTAAACAAGCAGCATTTGTCAGAAACATTGATAAATTTAGAATATAGGTTAAAAACTTGTGGTTCTATATATTATTTAAACGAATATGTAATCCCAGGAGAAAGCAAAACACTCACTTTTTTGTTTACAAACCCTAGTGTTACGAAATTCCCAAGTGTGATCAATCATGTAAAAAATTTCTTACTGGAATATGATTATATAAAAGGCTTGGTTATTATAGATTCTAGAGCATCTGATAAATATAATTATGAGAGTTTAAAAAAAAAGGTCAATTTATCTTTCCTTTAAATGTATTTTTTATTTCTGCATTTAACCCCTTCACAAATAAAAGCCCTAGAAACCGAGCACGCCGTATCCATCAACAAAAAGACAACTGCTGGACCTTTTAACTATTATTTGACAGTCTCTGATCCGAAAATATTACAGAAAATACAAAAAGTGTTAGACGGAACCACAGTTACTTATAAATATAAAGATAATGTTAATATGCCCAAAATTTTACCTTCGATCTTAGATACAAGTGTGCTCAAGTAATCTTAGGTGTTTGGTTTGTCTAGTGTGTTTGGTTTGTCTAGTTTGTCTAGTGTGTTTGGTTTGTCTAGTTTGACTTGTTTAGATGTTTGACTTATAAGATATATTTGACTTATCTTACTTATTCAACTTGTTTAGATGTTTGACTTGTTTGATATTTTAAACAAGTTAAGTATATAATCCAAGCCAGAAAAACCAAAATTATTCGACTTGTCTAGTATGTCTGGTTTGTCTGGTTTGTAAGATATATTGGGTTTTTATAAAAAATTTGACTTGTCTGATTTGTTCAACTTGTTTGACTTATAAGATATGTTAGATATTTTAAACAAGTTAAGTATGTAATCCAAGCCAGAAAAACAAAATTATTCGACTTGTTTGGTTTGTAAGATATATTTGACTTATCTAACTTATCTGTTTGTTCAACTTGTTTAGATGTTTGACTTGTCTGATATTTTAAACAAGTTAAGTATGTAATCCAAGCCAGAAAAACCAGAATTATCTAACTTGTCTAGTATGTCTAGTTTGTAAGATATATTGGGTTTTTATAAAAAATTTGACTTGTCTGACTTGTTCAACTTGTTTGGTTTGTCTAACTTATTTGGTTTGTCTAACTTGTTTGACTTATAAGATATATTTGACTTATCTAACTTATCTTACTTGTTCAACTTGTTTAGATGTTTGACTTGTTTAGATGTTTGACTTATAAGATATGTTAGATATTTTAAACAAGTTAAGGATGTAATCCAAGCCAGAAAAACCAAAATTATTCGACTTATCTAGTATGTAAGATATATTGGGTTTTTATAAAAAATTTGACTTGTCTGACTTGTTTAACTTGTTTGACTTGTAAGATATATTTGACTCGTAAGATATATTGGGTTTTTATGAAATGTTTGACTTGTAAGATATTTGACTTATCTAGTATGTTTGATTTGTCTAACTTGTTTGGTTTGTCTAACTTGTTTGGTTTGTCTAACTTGTTTGGTTTGTCTAACTTGTTTGATTTGTAAGATATATTGGGTTTTTATAAAATATTTGACTTGTCTGACTTGTTTAACTTGTTTGACTTGTAAGATATATTTGATTTGTCTAACTTGTTTGACTAGTTAGGCTTGTTGGGGTTGTTTAATATATTCGACTTATCAGATATATTGGGTTTTTATAAAATATTTGATTTGTCTAACTTGTTTGATTTGTTAGGGTTTTTATAAAAATATTGGGTATTTTTGAGATAATATGGTTTCTAACTGGAACACATTTGACATGAGTCAGAAGAGTCTTCCTTTAGATTCAATGCGTTTATAGCAATATGGGTTTTATAATAGTAGATAGTTTTTGTGCCTTTTAACCAGTTCAATAAGATAACTTGTAATAATCGGGTTTTGTTATTATCTTTTATATACAAATTATAAGAACGACCCTGATCTATAAAGGGATTGGCATAAGCTTGGAAATTTGTATATTCTAACTCATCCAAATCATAAATCGTTTTAAAAAGTTCTTGTTTGATACAATTTTCTTGACGTTGTAAAGTATCAACAATTTTAAACGGATTAATGTTTTTTAATTGTTGGATCATATATGGGTTTATTCTAAAATGTTCATAACGAGAATGTTTGCTGATATATAGATTTTTGAACATACATTCAGAAGTATCAACATTATTATGGATCGAAGCAGTTAGAGCAGTAGGCATCAAAGCAACTAAAAGAGAATTATAACAACCATATGTTTGTATATCTCGTTTTAATCTAGACCAACGATCTGGAGCAATAAACATAGGACTATATTCGCTTAACTTTATTTCTCTAGCCAAATTCTCAAAGTTTAACTCGAGTAACTTGTTTCGCTTCTCTGCTTGATATGTTCTATACAAATCAAAAGAAAACAAGCCGTCTTTCTGTAAAGGTGAAGACTCACAACCAAACCATGGCTTAAATCCAAAATTTTTAACTAGGGAACAACTTGTAGTAAGTGCCACACAATACAATTCTTCGATAATATAACGATATAATCTTTTTCCTTCCAAAAATGGGATCTGTAGAGCCATAAACATGTCTGCCAAGCCTTGGATGCCAATGCCGATTGGTTTTCTTCGTTGATTAGATAATTGACAACGTTCTGAAGGTGTTGCACCATATTCTAACGTATTGGCCAAACAAATAACACTCATTCCCACAGATTCTCTAAACAAATTAATGTCAAAGATTCCATTTTTGATAAAGGATTTCAGATTCAAAGATGTTATATTACAACAAGCAGTTTCTTTATTATCTGTATATTCCAAGATTTCAGTGCATAGATTGGTAGCTGAGATAGTTCCAATATTTTTTTGATTTGATGTCTCGTTAATAACATCTTTGAAAAACAGAAAAGGCCCACCAGTTTTTAACATAATATCAGTAATCTTATTCATTAGAACAGAAGAAGATATTTCAGTTTTTATAACGTTTGGATCTTTGACTAATCTGTTATACTCGTCAGAATAGGCTTTTCCATAAAGATTGGGTAAATTACCTTGTTCGGGAGAAATCAAAAACCATGGTTGATTCTGGATATATCTATACATAAACTCATCTGGAATACTCACGGTTAAAAAGATGTTATTCATTTTATAGTTTGCATCGATGAAAGTGCTTTCCTTCAAAGCCAATAATTCTAACAAATCAGGATGATCGATAGAAATGTTGATATTTGTTGGGGATGCTCGTTCTTTTTCCTCATTTTTGAATTGTTCAGATAATCCAGAAATGGCTTTGATATAATTACCTAAACCATTGCTTTTTTCGGCCATTCGAACTTGAGCACCTCTTGCACGTAATTTGCTGAAATTAACCCCAATACCCGATCCAAATCTTTTTATCTGTATAATCTCTTTGAACAAATTGCCTATGGAATCAATCTCATCAGTTGTATCCAGAATAAAGCAAGATGTTAAAAGATTATTATCACGATGTAAAGCATTATAAAATACAGGAGTAGATGGTATAATGTGTTGATCCCAAAGATTGTTATACAAAGTCACAGGAGATACGATTTGTGAAGATACTGGGCTTCCAAGTTGACAAACAATCCTAGTATACATCAAAGGCAGATTTTCTACAATTATTTTACGTGTTTGACCTTTTGAATCAATCATACTAATTGCTGAAAGACCACCCATTGATAATAATTGCAAACCTCGGCCAGTAAAATTTGTATGGAAAAAATCATATTCTACATCCAAAGTCAAATTAGGCAAAATTTTTCTAGCATGTTCAACTTGAAAGATATCTGCAAAATACATCAGATAGATCGAGAATGAGTCAAATGATGTTATATAGTAATAGATCAGTTGGATATTTTTACCAATTGTATCAAAGTGTGGACTTTTTATGATATGAGACAAACATAAGGTTGTAATCTCTTCGAAAAAATTGGTAAAAAATTTTGGTTCGTTGGATATTATACTCAAATACTTAAAATATTCAGAAAAGTTGGGAATATTTTCTTCTTTGGGAGCCTGTGTGTTTATATAACCCAAAATCTTAAATAATGCCTCCAATGCTTCCTTTGGTTTAGAAACAATACCATGTCTATCAATGAAAACACTTGAGAAATTTTTTACTTGATTGGCTACTGGATATGTTTCGCCATTTGGGTGTGTCTGATAGAATTGATGGGATCGACATAATCCTTGATATTGGTGTTTGCGGAGATTTTTAAAATATTCCTCAAAGACAAACATTGTGGGGGTCTGTGATTTTTATGGTAAGGCCCTGGTTTTATTGTGTATGACTTGTTTTTCAAAAAAAAAGTTTAAAGATCTTAGCTATTTAACTTGTTGGGTTTGTTAGATTTGTTGGATTTGTTGGATTTGTTGGATTTGTTGGATTTGTTAGATAAACCAGACTTGTTTGATAAACCAGACTTGTTTGATAAACCAGACTTGTTTGACTTATAAGATATATTGGATTTGTTTGATAAACCAGACTTGTTTGACTTGTCAGATTTATTGGGTTTGTTTGATTTATTGGGTTTGTTTGATATGTTGGGTTTGTTTGATATGTTGGGTTTGTTTGATATTTTAAACAAGTTAAGTATGTAATCCAAGCCAGAAAAACCAAACTTATTTGATAAACTAGACTTGTTTGACTTATTGGGTTTGTTAGATAAACCAGACTTGTTTGATTTGTTGGATTTGTTGAGTTTGTTTGATATTTTAAACAAGTTAAGTATGTAATCCAAGCCAGAAAAACCAAACTTATTTGATAAACCAGGCTTATTTGATAAACCAGGCTTATTTGATAAACCAGACTTATTTGATAAACCAGACTTGTTTGACTTATTGGGTTTGTTAGATAAACCAGACTTGTCAGACTTGTCAGACTTGTTTGACTTATAAGATATATTGGGTTTGTCAGATAAACCAGACTTGTTAGATAAACTAGACTTGTTGGATTTGTTAGATAAACCAGACTTGTTTGACTTATAAGATATATTGGGTTTTTTATAAAATATCTGATATGTTAAGTGTGTAATCCAAGCCAAAAAAACCAGACTTGTTTGACTTATTGGATTTGTCAGATAAACCAGACTTGTTAGATTTGTTTGGCTTATAAGATATATTGGGTTTTTATAAAATATTTGATTTGTTTAATTTGTCAGATTTATTGGGTTTGTTGGGTTTGTTTGATATGTTAAGTGTGTAATCCAAGCCAGAAAAACCAGACTTGTTTGACTTATTGGATTTGTCAGATAAACCAGACTTGTTAGATATATTGGGTTTTTATAAAATATTTGATATGTTAAGTGTGTAATCCAAGCCAGAAAAACCAGACTTGTTAGATAAACCAGGCTTGTTTGATAAACCAGACTTATTAGATATATTGGGTTTTTATAAAATATTTGATATGTTAAGTGTGTAATCCAAGCCAGAAAAACCAGACTTGTTTGACTTATTGGGTTTGTTTGATAAACCAGACTTGTTTGACTTGTCAGACTTGTTTGACTTATTGGGTTTGTCAGATAAACCAGACTTGTTAGACTTGTCAGATTTGTTGGGTTTTTATAAAAATATTTGATATTAGACCACTGTTCCACTTTGGGTTAATTTGCCAGAACAATTAATTTTTTTACTGAATCCAATGTTTACTTTATTATTATGAAACGTTTCTAGTTTAACAAAGATTTTTTGAGTAGCTTTGATTATTTCACCAGTTGAAGAATTTTTTAATATCATACGATCATCATTATATTTGATAGCATTATAGCCATCATGGGATAATTTGCATGAAAGATATTTGTTTTCAGCATAAGCCTCGATAATCCCATCTTTTGAAAGATTAAAATTGAGAACCATTTCGACAACATTTCCTGGTTTAAACACACATAGATTACATTTCACAGGTAAGCTTGTTACATAGAAATTTCCTCTTTGTTCAAATAATGGCAATTCTTGAGTTTCCAAGGATGTGTAATCAATTTTCTCAATAAAGAAGATATGAAAAGCATGGTTTTCATAATACTCGTTTAAATAACTAATAAGAAAAGAACGGAAATTACCATGGGTAAAATCAGAAGCTTTCAAATATATATCTAAACTGATTGTGGTTTCGAAACTATTGGTTGAGGGTGAAGTGTTTGATAACTTGGATTTGTTTGATAACTTGGACTTGTTCGAGAATTTGGGGTTGTCTGAAATATCTTCTAATTGGTTAAAAATATTTGATTGTTCATCTGGGAAAATTTTTGCTATTTTTTTAAAATCCAATTGGAATTCGGACCACAAATTAGGATTAACCAAAGCCATTTTTTTAGAATAATTTATTTTATTTTCAACAAAGAACGATTTTTAAGACCCAAAAATATAGTCATTAATTGTGCAAAATCGTTTCTAATATGATACTTTTTGCCATCGATAGTAAACTGCTCTGTTTGGGGATCTATGTTTATGTGTGTATCTTTGATTTCTATGTTATTGGCAGTAATTAAAAAAAGTTTTGAAGGAATATTCGTGGGTTCAAAAACATTTAAAATTGTTCTCTTTATCTCGTTATCGTCTTCTAGTATCACAATCGAATTATCATAGGAAATCATCTCATATATCATGCCACCTGAATAAAGCATAAAAATAATAAAAATAATAATAAGAAGACAAAATCCACAAAAAAGTTCAAATAACATATTATTTAAAATGGGATAAAACAAAATCCAATGGCACAAATTCACTCTTCACAACATAAGCAGCAGTTCTTTCGAATTGATTTGTGTTTGAAGAGAATTCGACTTGTTGGAATTTGTTAGGAAAATCCAATTTTTCTTTATAATATGAATCATATCCCAAAAATTTACAAATATCATTAGCCAAAAATTTTACGTAATTGCCGAGATGTTCAGCTGTAAAACCATTAATAACTAGATCTTTTGGAAATATTTCATCCAAGACCCGTATTTCTGTCTCTACAACCTTATCCAACAAAGTCATAAATTCTTCAACTGGTAACTTTTTTTGTAAATAATCACGATATAAAGTCATTCCAAATACCGCATGAATATGTTCGTCTTTTAGGATAAAATCATTAATCTCAACCAAATATTTTACTCCTTTGTTATTTTTTCGATAAGAACTCAATATGACAAAGAAAGGATTAAAAGCCAAAGCTTCCAAAAGGAATAAAGTTGCCAATTGGTAAGCCGTGTTATCTTGGTTTTTAAAATCAGCAAACATTTTCAATTTGAGTAAAGCAGCTCGCATAATTGGATCTGAGCTATTTGAGCTATTTGGGTTATTTCTGTAATCAGATATCAAATTTTCAAACTTTTCGTTATTTTGTCGAAATTCGTCAAATGATTCAGAATACATCAAAGCACTCTTTTTATAAGTCATATCATGAATAGCTTCTATATATATTTGAGCTTTATAATAATATTGAGCACTCTGATATGGAACTTTTTGTACAAAATCATCTAAAGCATCAATTACCAATTTGTCCGCTTTTGTAAAAAATAACAAGATAGTTTTGATTATTTCTTGTTCGGGTTTTGGTAGATTTTTAAACTCTTTTTGATCGTTTTCATCATATGGGATTTCTTCTACTGTCCAAAACTGTTGTTGCTGTTGTTTGAAAAAATTCATAATAACAACATCTTCTTGGATAGTTTCGTTTATTGGTCTGAATTCTGACATTTTTACAATGATTGAATTATTGAGACACTGGTAATACGCAAGAATATTACTCTTTTAAAATGTGTTAATAAAATTTCAAATTTTTCCAAAAACTTAGATTTATTAGACAAGTTAGATTTATTAGACAAGTTAGACTTATTGAACAAACCCAATATATTAAACAAACCACACAAGTTAGATAAGTTAGACTTGTTAAACAAACCCAATATATTAAACAAACCCAATATGTTAGACTTGTTGGATAATCTGGACTTTTAAAAAAATCAGACAAGTTGGATAAACCAAACGTGTTCGATTTGTTAGATTTGTTAGATTTGTTAGATTTGTTAGATTTGTTAGACTTATTAGACAAACCCAATATATTAAACAAACCCAATATATTAGCTTGTTGGATAATCTAGACTTTTAAAAAATCAGACAAATTGAACAGGTTAGACTTATTGGATAAACCCGGTGTGTTAGATTTGTTCGATTTGTCAGACAAACCCAATATATTAGACTTGTTGGATAATCTGGATTTTTAAAAAAATCAGACAAGTTAGATTTGTTAGGTTTGTTTGATTTGTTTGATGTATTAGACAAACCTGGTATATTAAACAAACCACACAAGTCAGATAAGTTGGATTTGTTAGACTTATTAAACAAACCCAATATATTAAACAAACCCAATATGTTAGACTTGTTGGATAAACGAGACTTTAAAAAAAAATCAGACAAGTTAGACAAGTTAGATAAGTTAGATTTGTCTGATATGTTCAATATGTTAGACTTATTAAACAAAACCCAATATTAATAGTTAGATGTTAGAAAAAGTTAAAATCCAAGATTACAAAAGATTGTGGTTCCCAATAGAAATGTGGATAAATAATTTGAAAAGTTTATGGTTACTGAAGCTGTTGAGGATTTGTTATAATAATCTTCTTTACCAGCATGTTTTGCATATTGAGACATTTCGTTATTTTTTGTCTCATTAGAAACATTTAAAAAGTTGTTACAATAGTCTTCGTTACAAGAATATAGATGAGCACCAGCATATTTGGCTTTATATTGACGCATTTCGTTGTTTATAATCTCGTTAGAACCTTTTAATAATTCTCTTGCTGGTATACGATCTCCACAGTATTTGAGTACTCGACTTTGATTGTGTATATATAGAATTTCGGTTAGACAAGATGATGAACAATTTACAACTAGTGTCCAATTTGCTGGAAATCTGTCTTCACATTTTCTACATTGATAACACAACAAAGCTTTTGTGTAAACAATTAGAAAACACAGAACAAATAAACCTGTTATCCTCATGGTGTAATCTAAACACATAGCTTATTTCTCAATATTTTTAATATATTTGGCTTGGTTTCGGAAATTGAATACGAATCTAGTAAACCAGACAAACCTGATAACCCCAACATATCAACAGCCGTAACAGATTTTTCGACGGCACTAGTTTCGACGGCAAACCCAAATCCCAATAAACTTTACAAATTTAGCTTGGATTTAGATGTTTTAGACCAGTAAACAAGTTAAACAAATCAAACAAACCAGATAAGTCAAACAAGTCAACAAGTTAAACAAACCAGACAAACCAGATAAGTCAAACAAATTAAACAAATCAGACAAACTAGATAAGTCAAACAAGTCAAACAAGTCAAACAAATCAACAAATCAAACAAATTAAACAAATCAGATATTTTTAACAAACTTGGTCAATGATGATGTCAGAATTTGGTTTGGTTTCGGAAATTGAATACAAGTCTAATCAACCAGACAAACCCAACAAACCAGACAAACCCAACAAACCAGACAAACCCAACAAACCAGACAAACCCAACTAGTCAAATAAGTAAGAAATATATAATTAATCAAATAAACCAGATATTTTTAATATATTTGACTTGTTTGATAATATATTTGACTTGTTCGATATGTTGGGTTTGTTCGATATATTCAACTTGTTCGATATGTTCAACTTGTTTAATATATTGGGTTTGTTCGATATGTTCGATTTGTCTGACTTGTTCGATATGTCTAACTTGTTTGATAATATATCTAACTTGTTTGATATGTTGGGTTTGTTCGATATATTCAACTTGTTTGATATGTTGGGTTTGTTTAATATGTTCAACTTGTTGGGTTTGTCTAATATGTTGGGTTTGTTCGATATGTTGGGTTTGTCTAATATGTTGGGTTTGTCTAATATGTTGGGTTTGTCTTATATGTTGGGTTTGTTTAATATATTGGGTTTGTCAAGTTATTTTTTTAAATCAATAACATCATCGTTAATTTTTGCTTTTTTTATCTCATCCGAGAATAAGTTTACTGTGATATTATTGCCCTGGGGTTGAGCGAACATATTTCTAAGTTTGTCTAAAGTTTCTAACATAAGGATAAATTTCATATCGTCACTTTGTAGATGTAGATTATTTTTATCAAAGTTACTCTGTAGAATCTTCTCAAAAATATTTTCCACACTTTTCATACAAGCAACACTTTCTTGGTTTGTATTTTGATAATATGAGATCTTGTCAACCATATATCTCAAAAACAGATCCTTTTGGTCACATTTTTCATAAGCTTGATATAAATTGTCTAAATCGGTTGGGTCTGTGATAAATGCCCGTTCAAACATATCTTTTTTTACCGGCTCTTTGTTTTCTGTGATATGTACTAGTTTATCCAAATCATCAGATAATTTTAGTTTGTTATTTTTGATCAAAAAGTTAATATTTTTATTTTCTAAGATAGTTTCCATATTCTGAACTTGATCCGAAGTGAATTGATTGATAATATTGGGTTCGAGTGCTTTTTCTTCCAATTTGTCCTTAAGCAAGCTCGTTTCCAAAGTTGTATCCAAAATATCATTCTGGCCACCAAAAACCCCTGATGTTGATATTTCTGTTAACAGGATCTCTTGGTCGGTTTGTAAAGGAAAGACAAAAAAGGATGATTTGGCATATTTGTTAATAATATAAAAATAGAATGTTTGAAATAAACTTTGCATGTGTTCAAAAAAAGGGGCCATATAAGCTTTTGTTTTTATAAAATTCATAACAGATTCGGTTTCGTTAGCTTTTTGATAATATGCCTTAAAGGATTTGACCGAATTATTCCGAACATGGATATAAGTAACAAACATCAAATATATCCCTTTTTCTAAAAAATGTCTGATTATATCATCATTTGGGGTTTCGTTTAACTCTGTTGGAGATATCAATTTGAGTTCTGGAGCCAGATATTGTTGAAAGAGTTTATTTTTTTCTTGGAGATCTGTGCATTTTTCTAACGTAACACTAATATATTTTCGAAAACGTCTCAGTTGTTGATCATTTGGATTATCAAAAGTTTGTCTTAAAGTCAAATTTTTTTGTTCATCTAGTTTAAACAATAATTTAAAGCGAATATCGAATTGTTTCCAGTTATAATCGTAAATTAAACGTATAATATCGCTTTCCAAAGACAAATTTGATGGCAAAATTGGACATTTTTCCACATCTATTATATTTGGTAAAGAATCCATTTAAAGATCAGAATCCATTAAATACAGAATGTTCCAAGAGCTCAAATCCTTTTTAGATATTATTAGTTCGCTTAAAAAAAAATGGATGACAAAAGATTATATTTATTTTAAAACGAACCTGCCAAGCCTTTCATTGGGGGTTTCGGATATCGTAATAGAACCTGGAGCGTCAGATGTAAATATAAGAAATACAGATTTTTTCCTGACGTATGGGATATTACACGAGTTGATACAAATATATAATACAATGACAGATGGGTTATTTGAGTTCTTTTGTGTGAACATTCTAGATAAACATATTCAATCAGATTCGCTTGTAACACAACTTTATACGTTATTACAATCTAAGAACATTAAGCAATTTGATTTTACACAAAAGAAATTCTTTCGAGAACAGACAAAGTTTAAAAGAGGTAGTGAATTAAAAAATATAACCAACTGTTTCTCAAATACCAGAATCACCAAACATATCTTAGACGTTTTTGGTTTAAATATCAATTTGGATAACATTTTTCTGATAAAACTTCCAACATTGACCAGTGTTTGTATTACGGATTATTTGAAGATTTTGTCCTCGGTTTTTGCAAAAACAGTTATTCTAAAATCTGTTGATGATAATATGTTTTGTGATTCTTTTTATGTTTTGTGTTTGGAACCAGATGTTGAAAAGTATTCTCTGTTTTCTTCAAAATTAAAAACACCAAAAGAAGGCATGTATCTAAGATCTTTGCTATCCAAGACAACAACAGAGTATCCAATTTTCCAAGATACGATTAAAGAATTTGCAAAAACCTTACATTATATCAGTTTTAATTTTATCACTGAACTCATTAAATTATTAGAAAAAGGAGCCGAAGAACGCTTACGAACAAATGAGGGTTGGCAGGTATTTGATGATTATATAAAAAATGAGTGGGATACACAAAGGGCTTTACAAAAGTAAAATAATTGTTAAAAGCCCAGCAATTACTAAAATATTGCTTTTTTCAAAATAAGATGGGGGGATATACGATTCCCGTAAAGGTGTAAGTAGCAACTCCTCGGTATTTGTGGAAAAAGATGATTTGCACTTGTTTGTTATCTCGAGCGTTCCACTATCAGCTTTAATATAGTCACTGTGATATGTACATAAGTTTATATTACAATAAGTTTTTTCATGTGAAAGTATAGAGGTCATAAAGGAGTCTGAATCTCTACAAGGAGCATACCAACAATAATATGGGCTGTTAGATGCCAATGCTGTTTGATTCATCTTTTCAGCATGTAATATACATCTGCATCGTGGATCATCTGAGTTTATTCGACAATAGGCTCTTATTATTTTATCATGTTCAAAACTCTTCGAATCTTTGATATCTGGCTCCATATTTATTTATTAAATGGACCCAATATTTGAATGCTATGAAGATTCGGGCGAAACCATCTATCGTGAGTACTGCCCTAGCTTTGTTACCGAATTATTCAAAGCAAAAACCAAGAAAGAAATTCTAGAAACACCGAGTTATGTAACGCCCAGAAAAGGAAATTTTTTAAAGGTTTTGCCAACTTTTCTTAATGTTATCAAAGGCCGAGTATTCTATAATTTGAAAACAAAACGAGAACTAAAAGCATTAAAAAATCCACCAAAAGATATTATATTGGGAACTTTTATTGATGCAACCAAAATTGAAGAGATTTTAGGAAAAGAGGGGTTAACCAAAAAGGATATTAATGATTTTTGTTTCCAATTTGATGTTATGCCTCTATTTTTTAAACAAAAGGACAATATTATCTATAAGAACCGAAAAGAGACATTCTTTAGAAAAGAAACCAAATTACTGTTTTTAACCTTTAAAGTAAAAAATAACACACATATCTACTATGAAGCCCTAGATGAGCCACCAACGGAATTGAGGGAAATAGCTGATTTGAAACCAAATTTTATTGTCGCCCATTATTTGTATGATAACTATTATTTTCTAGTAACCCAACCACAACATAAACTAACATTGGACAAAATATATACAATAACACCAAAATTGGAAATAGAACCTCTAAAGAATGAAATGTCAACTCTTCAAAAACGTATAAATTTATCTGAAATGCAAAACCTTGCTTTACAGGCTACAGAATATTTGACTGAACTAAACATCTAAAAAAACCAAACAAATCATACAAATCAAATAAGTCAAACAAACCCAACTAGTTAGACAAATCATACAAGTTAGACAAACCCAACTAGTTAGACATATCAAACAAGTTAGACAAACCAGACAAACCTAACAAACCCAACTAGTTAGACAAACCAGACAAACCTAACAAACCCAACTAGTTAGACAAACCCAACAAGTTAGACATATTAAACAAACCCAACTAGTCAAACAAACCAGACAAACCCAACTAGTCAAATAAGTTATACAGATCAAACAAACCCAACTAGTTAGACATATCAAACAAGTTAGACAAACCAGGCAAACCTAACAAACCTAACAAACCTAACAAACCCAACTAGTTAGACAAATCATACAAGTCACACAAGTTAGATAAATCATACAAGTTATACAGATCAAACAAACCCAACTAGTTAGACAAATCATACAAGTTAGACAAATCATACAAGTTAGACAAATTACAAAAACCAGAATAATTAGATGTGTTCAACAAGTTTGATTTTTATAAAAAAGTAAGATAATCCAATATATTAAACTTGTGTGATTTGTTTGACTAGTTGGGTTTGTTGGGTTTGTCTAACTAGTTGGGTTTGTTGGATATGTCTAACTTGTTGGATTTGTTGGGTTTGTCTAATATGTTGGGTTTGTTTGATTTGTTTGATATGTCTAACTTGTTGGGTTTGTCTAACTTGTTGGATTTGTCTGACTTATTTGACTTATTTGACTTGTTTGACTAGTTGGGTTTGTCTAACGTGTCTAACTTGTTGGGTTTGTTTGATTTGTTTGATATGTCTAACTAGTTGGGTTTATTTGACTTGTTTGACTTGTTGGGTTTTTGTTAAATATTCTAAAAAATTATGGTGTATCACGAAGATCTGCAAACTGGAATCCATTATGAAAAATTGGCGAATATTCTGTTCCTACTCGGTTATCATATGCGGGAATCTCTTCTATAGCCGATACTAGATTATAATGGGCTTTCACACTAGTTCTCTTTGCACCCTTTTTCTCACGTGGACATGTTATCCATTTTGTACATTTTTCACTCACTACCACAGATTTTTCAACATAATATCTTCTTGCGTTTATGGCTTCTTGGGGATCTGCGAGATATTGGAAATTATAAAAAATTGTATTCAAAATGCTATAAGGCGCATAATTTCCACCAGTTGCAGCCAAAACAAGATAAGGGATTTTGCCATATATAAGAAAAGTAATACCCGAAGAAGATGGTGGTTGTAAATCCTGGATTTGTCTATAATGCATAGGGAAACTGTTTAATTGGTTATTCAGTATTATTCCAATTTTTGTAACATAATTAGGACCAAATTCTCTGTTAATCGAACTTGTAAAACATATCGCATCATTGTTCTTTTTGATACAAACATTTGATTCTCGATAACTATTTTGAAAAGATTGAAATGCTTGAATTGTTTGGTTTGTTAGATGTTGGTAATAATCAAAACTTTGCATCTCAGCTTGTTTGTTATAGGTTTTTAATATCGTGAAAAACATGGGCAACGTTATTCTGTATGGGGCCAATACTCGTTGAATTGCTGTAACAAAAGCATAATCTGGACCTGGATAACTCAAACCATAGAATTTTATTTTTCTTTGGGATGTTAGAGAAATTGGGGCTTGTATCTTAGCATGATAATTCAAAAAATCTCGTTTTGTGAACTGTCTTGGGAATTCAGATATCAAATGATGTGCTACTTCTGTATAAAAATAATCGGGTCCATGTTGAGATATATTACCTAAAACATAACACAATTCGGGATTATAAACAAAAGGAATACGTTGAACAAGTCGATATTGATAACCTATAAAAGAAAAGTTATACCATTGATGCTCTCGTAAAAGTTCCTTGTTTGCTTGGGATTGTCTTAATCTAAATGGGGTTTTGCACAAGTTTAGGATGGGTTCAAATATTTCATGCCATCCTAGATTTCCCCATTTTTGATGCAATAGATGATAACCTCTGATTGCTCCCGGAATTCCAGCTGCTCGTATACTATTATCACCCATTTCCAATTGTAATCTATCCGTGACTTGCATTGGAGTTTTTTCTCTGGCATTAATCATCGATATTTGTTTATTCATATAAAGCATTCCTAAAAACCCACCACCTATTCCACTAGTTTGAGGGTTTACAACACCTTCGCATAACATAATAGCAATACCAGCGTCAACAATCGAAGCATTTTTTTCCTCTATCAATTTTAGCCCAATTTTCACACATGCTTGGTGATCTGCAACGATAGATATTTCATCTTCTGCTTGGATCTCCTTAGAAAATAAAAAATAGGCAAAAATAGGATATAAGGCAAAAAAATATTTCATTTAGATAATAAATGATTGCTCTTCCTAAGCTGATTTTTATTTTGATAATTATAATTATACTGATATTGTATTTCATTTTTGCCCCACAGATCCCACAAAAAGACTCATTGGATTTCTCTACAAGGCATTTGATGTACAAAAACAAGATTTTAACAATATCCGATATACCTGACTATTTAGAGTTTATTGAAAGCAGTGATCGTTATATTCTACCCACAGAGAAAAAAAAGGCTGGATTCTATAATTCGGCTTTAAAAGAACAAACAGATTGTGTTTTATTATATTTCCATGGTTTCCACTCATCATGTCACGAAGGAAGGGAACTCATTAAAGATTTGTCAAAAAGATTAGAAGCAAACTATTATTTGGCTCGTTTTCCTGGTCATGGGGTGTTAAACAGGGAAACATCTCATCTACACGTAAATCTATATCATTATCTACGAGATGTGTATGAATCGCTTATAATTGCTTCTTTGCTCGGGAAAAAAATAATCCTAGTGGGTTCGTCAACTGGGTGTACATATGCCATTTGGGCTTGTTCGACATTTCGTAGAAAGTTTAATATCCACTCATGTATTTTCTTTTCTCCAAATATCGAATTATATGGGATTGTTCGCTTTTTATCAAAAGTCTTAGCTTGGCCCTTGGGTGAGTATTTTTTTAGTGTTTTTCGTGATAAGATATTAGTCAATGATTGTATTGTAGATCATAATATAGCTCTTCAACTGTTAGGTATATTAACCATTGTAAGAAAAATAAAAAAATCAACTTTTAAAATACCATTGTTGATGTTTACATGTACAGGTGATACAATCGTTTCCCATAAAGCTGCCATGGATTTCTTTAATCAGATTGGGTCAAAACATAAACACGTTGAAAAACTAAACATGAATGTGCACCAAATAATAAATCGAATTGATTTAAAAGATTATTTTATAGAAACAATAATGAGATTTTTGCCAAATATTATATAATTTTTTCTAAAGACAGAAAATAAAATGGACGGATTTTTAGTTAAAATCTCAAAAAGATAAGGTTTTATAAATACTCAAAACATTTTAAACGTGTTCTTCTTCTTTTTCCTCTTCCATCATTTTTATATAAGTTGGGATTTTTGAAATGTCCAGATTTAATTGTGCATATTTGTGTAGTTCCATAAGACCTTCTTCTGTTAAATCTTTGGTTAAAACAAAGGGATTTTTTTCTTCATCACGTTTTAGTCGTGCAGGCAATTCTTCAATATTAAAAACGATTTTAAAACGATTAATAAATTCTCTAAACGGTTCTTTTCTAATTTCTTTTAATGTTGATCCTCCTTTTGAATGCATAAGCTCTCGATTTTGGTACGAGTCCAGAGCTTCTTTTTTTATCCATTGTGGAGAAACCACGTAGAAAGGCACTGCGAGTTGTTTAAAATATAAGTTAAATTTAGCTATATCTGTTTCATCTGCTGTATTTATTAAAGACATTTTTGAGAAATGATAAGTTTTTGCCCACTCTTTTAATATGTTAAAAAATATTAGATTATATACGCCGTTTGCTATTTCGCTTTTTAAAGAAGTATCACAAGATTGAATATCAGCTTTTGGTAATTCAACATCATCTAGTAAATTTTCAATAATCTCGTTTTTAAAGAAGCTTGTAAACTTAACAACAGCCAATCGTCTTAGAGCAGCTGGATCTTTTATATCATGGGTTATTTTATGGTTTGTATCGATAAACTGGGTCATACAATTCTTTTGTGTACTTTCCACCGAAAAGAGCTGTCTAGCAACAATTTCTCTTTCCGTCATTAATTTTACAGTTTGGGCATTTAATCTGTCCGTAGAAGCACTCTCAGAAGCAAAACTAGCCAACTTACCAGTAATACTACCCAAAGAATTATTTGGATTCAATTGGTTAAGTTTGCTTGCATAGATAGAGATTGGTACTTCATTAAAGTTTGCATCTCCAATTGTTTGTTTTATCAAAAGTTTTACAGTGGACTTACCAGCCGAAGTTGTGCCTTGGAAAACGGTTATAACATCTTTGTGATCATTTAAAATTACCGAACTTACATTACATTCAAAAACACGTCGATTTTTATTTAATTGTCCATTTACCATGGTATTTGGGATAATTTGATTAAGAACAGTTCTAAGTTTTTTATCTAATCTTTTTTGTTCATTTGAGTAATTTTTTGGATCACAGTAATTATATTCAGCTTCAGTTAATACATAAAGATGTTGTGACTGAGCCAATGGGGTAAACTCGTTTGTTTTGATATTCAAGATGCCATTTCTAAACTTAAACAAATATGGTGAATTTGCATAAACAAGTTCGGTATTAGCAAGTAAGGCATCTTTGGCCGTAGCGATTACAGTGTTTGTCATTTTATCAATATTTCGTTTTTCAACTAGTCTAGAAAAGTCATTTTTGTGTTCTTGTAGACATGTTTTAAAAAGTGCATCAGTTAAGATACGCCAACCATGAGATTTTAAGAAAATAATCGGGCGTTCTGGAGTACGCTTGACTAATCCTTTGTTAAAAATATATTGGCAGATTTCAAAACTAGTTAAAGGATGATAAGGTGCCATACGCAGTTTACAATTTGAAGCATTTCCTTTCTTATAAACCACAACACCTTCTTTAGTAAAAAAGACTCCATGTGAGTTTTTATGAGAATCGGCATTACAAAAGATGCATCTAGACGTTTCATAACTTTGCTGAATCAGGATCTCTTCCCCAACATCACTAATTAAAACATCTCGTTCAAAAAAGCTTAAATTGGAAATACTATTCGAATATTCGATGGCAATCTTCTCCATTGGGGAACGAAAGATGGTTTGGAATAAACTACGTAAAGTCAAACTTGCTTGAACGGGAGTTAGAGAAGTAAGGCTTAGATCCAATAAAACTGGTGTAACACTCTTCGTTACCGTGGTTTCTGGCATAATTGGATAAAATATTCCCTTTTTCTTGGGATCAATACGAATCAAATAATTCTCGACTTCTTTCTCATCAGTGATCTCTAAAAATTCTTCTTCTACCAAATTATGTGTGATTGTCAAAGGTTTGTGGAAATAGATATCATTTTTATTTTTTAGAGAATATATCAAACGTAAAGTCAAAGTTTCCTTGTAGACTTGGGTATCAATATATTTAGCAAAAAGGATCGTATCAGCTTGTTCTTGATAACTTTTTACGAGTTTTTTGATTTTTTTAACATCGGTCATAGCAAAAATAAGAGATCGAAAGTAAACATGATAAGAGATTTTATCTGGGTTTGTGCTTTTAGAAATGCCAGTAGAGTTCCATATGTTATCACGAAAAGTTGGGAAATCCATCTCAGAAGCCGAACGTGTTGGACCAGGATCTTCATCATCTTCAATCAAGACAGGCCATTGAGCGTGAACATATTCCAAAAAATCAGCAATAAGACAAGTTAGGTGAAATTCTGGGTCTTTGGATGAAAAATACTTTTTTTTGGAAATATCGATATCAAAGAAGAGACAAATCGAAGGATTAGTCGAAGTAGAGACGTATTCGTTATAACACTGAAAATGATCAGTATTCTCATGTAAAATCGCAGTCCTTAAATATCCACTATACAGATGTGAGGTGTTGGTAAAATCCTCAAAAGACTTTGAATCATATCCCGCTTCAACATCTTGGCGGTCGTCTTTCGAAATACGGAAACCTTTGGCTAAACGGATCATCGCTAGTATATTTAGGTTTTAGCTTATTCTTCAATAAATGGATTTGTCTGGATTTAAAGAGGACGATTTTTTTTTATATGAAAAAATAATGAACACGTTTTTTACAAAGCTCTATATTTCGTCTGCTATAGCCTCTGGAACGTGTAATATTACCATAAAAAGGCTGGTTTTAAAGAATAGCAGCACTTGTAAAATAGATGTAAAAAACGTATGTATGCTGAACTCAAGCAAGACTACTAGTCTTTTAATAGAATCTATAAAGGATAATGAAAAGTTTATAACCAAAGATATTGAAAAAAAACTAAAAAGGTTTAATATAGATTACAAACAGTGGGATAATTCCGAACTGAAGAGAACGTGTGAAGCCTTTGCCAGTGTAGAGAATACGATAGATATTGATACTTTCTCAATTGAGAACTGTTATAGTTCAACAGATTCTATTGCAAGTATCATTCTTCTGAATTCATCAGACGCAAGTGCTAATTGTGTATCAAAGAACATAGTTAAGGCTTTAGGTGCTTCTGATGACGGGTCTGTTGCCGAATTGCAAAAAATAGAACGCGACAAACAAAATAATCGTTCAATAATCCAAGCAATTTTAACAATTTTCATTGGTATTATCTTTCTTGTTGGTCTTTTAGTTTGGTGTGTCGATTTTAAAAACATATTTGTATTCTCTTTTAAAAGTTTACTAAAACCCCCTAAACGTATCTAAAATGCCTAATACACCCAGTGTATCTAACATGCCAGAATATCTAAGCTTGGCAAAATCCCAAATAGATCCTAAAAAAGAACAGATTGCTAAGAAAAAAATTGAAGAAGCTTTATTACACAATGAAGAATCTAAAAAACTCAAAGCTATTACCAAAAAAGATGTTGCTGATTCATTAGATGCTGAGGAACAAGCTTTATTTATCCAAATTTATGGGTCAATCCCTTTACCATGAAAACTAAGATTATAAAGTACCTGATAAGTTATATATCTCGAATATCTCAAATATGCCAAATATGCCAAATATGCCAAATATCCTAATCACTTATTTTTGTTTCTATCTCCTGTAATTCATTAGAAATCGATGAGAAAGACTTTTGGATAGTTCTGAGACCTTTTTTATAAATTGACAAATATTCCATAAATTTTCTGTTTTTGATTGGATAAACAAACGGACTGTTCACATATTCGTTATAAGCCACATTATTTACTTGTAGATCTTCGTCTGTAAAAAAGAAAAGCCCACGTAACATAGAAAAAATCATATCACCTCCAAGACTAGTCATATTGAAATATATTTGCTTCATGTCCCGAATATCCATATCTTTTTTGACTCGTAATAATCTCAAGAAGATAATATGGAAAACAGAACTAAATATACCACATTCTGCATTAAAATTTTGAATAGCAAAGCTGTTAAAGACAAAATGATAAATATGAAACTTTTCTCTAAAAACTTCGGCCAAAACCTCAAATACTAAATTTTTATCGCTTCCCTCAAGTCTTGGGAATACTTTATGATTTTTGAATTCGAAAGAACTATCTAAAAACCAAAACTCTTTGTTATAAGCTGAAAAATCGACTGGATTATAGCCACAACTGTTAAAAAAATAAACAACTCCTTTTGTTGGGTGTTTTTTAAAAGTGGCAAATCTATCAACCATCATAGCTGTAAAATGTCCTTGGTGAATGATAAATATAAGAATAAACCGATGATATGGTTGGATATTTCTCCAGTTTATGTTGTATTCAATTTGTTCTTTTATCATATATTTTGTGGGTGGACAAGTATTCAGATTGATCAAGGGAATATAAAACACTTGCTTTCTTAATTGTTCTGGCAAATTCAAAATATATGGCACAATCAGATTATTTAAATCCTCATTAGAAAGCCATTCATCTTGATCTCCGGAATAAACCTCTGCTTGTTTGATATTTGAGTAGATTTGCCCAAAAGGTCCTTCTTGATAATTTGGAAGCTTACAATAGTCAAAAGTTTTACTCAATAAGGAATCTAAACGACTTTTTTGGAAATAACACAAAGGAATATTTTGGTATCTGTTTTGTCTATAAAAAGAACTATTTAGCCTTTTTTTCAATAGGTTAATATAAAAAGTCTTCTCATCTATCTCGGATTGATATTTTGGAATTCTAAGATCTGGGAAGAATTTTTTAACATATGTACGTAAGAAATCGATGGGAATAAAACTAACTTTACCACATGTTTTTGATTTATCGTATGTTTCTAATAAGAATTTATTTGTTGAATCATTATAATCTAGAGGTGAAAAGCTAAAAGATGTTCGCAATTTTTCAAAAATAAGATTTAGAGAAAACCCTAACCCATACTCGGGAAAACGTAGATTTCTCTGTATTGGGAACATTTATTATATAAATCATCATGGAAACAAGTTTTAAATCAAAATTTATAGATTCGGAAATATTGGAACTATATCAACTAACTTTAAAATTTCGCCCATCTTTGATTAAAAAGGAATGGATAAACAGAAATGAGTTCTTGTCTTATATCGTAACCCAACCCCATATTACCCAATCATTACTTGAAAAGGAACCATCTTCTATTTTTCATATTATCAAACACATTGCCAATCGCGAAACAAAGCCTTTGCGTGAAATAAACGTTGATCTTGCAGAAAAAATTTGGGAGATAGTAAGATATGTCCCAACCACTGATCTTATAAAACAACCCCAACTTTTTAAACATATCAACAAAGAAGCACCACTGTTAAAATATTTGATTTTACAAGAAAATTTTAGACATCATGTTCCTCAAAGATTTGAAAATTTGGAGAATATTTTACTAACAAGCTATTATATCAACCTTTTCTATAAAAACAAAACAAAATTAGAAGTTACCTATGTCCCAGATCCCAAACACTTTGAACTATTGAATCACTTGTTAAAAATCCCCGAAGAACAAAGAAATTGCTTCCATATGTCAAATATTTTTTTTAGAGGCGAACAAACCACAATGACTACAGAATTAGAAAAGTTTAAACAATTTTGTATTATGGCTTGTCAGGTAAAGGAGTTCAATTTTAACCTTTTGGCTTGGTATTTTATTTTTTGTCAAAATGAGATAATAGAACAACAATCGTTTTTATATGCTTTATTGGATATCAAATGGGAATATATCCCAATAATTATACAAGTTCTAAAAGCAGCAAATATTCCAATTTCTCATGTAACCCCAAAAGAATGGCTTTCTTTGTCCGAATATATCTCTGAGAATGAAAATGATTTAAGTAATCTAACGGGTGATGGATTATTTACTGTTTTTAATGGCATATTTTTACAAAAGAATAGAATAACTGGACCCATAACTTTCTTCGCAGATCCAAATTTTCAAACATATCTAAAATATGAGAATTATGCAAAATTTTTAGCAGTTAACCCATTTATGCTTGGTGAAATAAAAAATTTGAATATGTTTGAATTACCATCCTCTGTAGACGCCAAAAGTTTAAATTCGTATAATGTTTTCTCTTTGGACGATAATTCAAATGTGGAATGTTTTTATGATCCAACAACACCTTCACCCCTTCTCCAAACCCACTCACGTTTAGATATTTTGACCAGGACCCCAGATATATTAGACAAATCTTTATTATTATACCAATTTATTCAAGCTTTTGGAACAATGGGCATATATTTTAACCCGACTCTAAACTTTGATGAAAATATTAAAAATAACAGATTATCTATCAATTATTATGTAAAAATGTATCTTCACTTATATCCTCAAAGAGAGATGGTGCTTAGAGATTTTTTAGAAAAGCATAACTATTTGGATAAAATCTAAGTATTTTTAATAAACCCAACTAGTAAGACAAGTAAGACAAACCTAACTAGTAAGACAAACCTAATAAGTGAGACAAACCTAACTAGTCAAACAAGTCAAATAAACCCAACTAGTCAAACAAATGAAACAAACCCAACTAGTCAAACAAATCTAACTAGTAAGACAAACCTAATAAGTAAGACAAACCCAACTAGTCAAACAAATGAAACAAACCCAACTAGTCAAACAAATGAAACAAACCTAACATATCAAACAAACCTAACATATCAAACAAACCTAACAAGTAAGACAAATGAGACAAACCTAACTAGTCAAACAAACCCAACATATCAAACAAATCCAACATATCAAACAAATCCAACATATCTAACATATCAAACAAACCTAACTAGTAAGACAACCCCAACTAGTAAGACAAATGAGACAAACCTAACAAGTCAAACAAACCCAACTAGTCTTACTTATGGATTTGTTAGATTTGTTGGGTTTATCTGATAAGTTAGGTTTATTTGACTAGTTAGGTTTGTTTTACTTGTTAGTCTTGTTAGTCTTGTTAGATTTGTTTGACATGTTAGATTTGTTGGGTTTATCTGATAAGTTAGGTTTATTTGACTAGTTGGGTTTGTTTGATATATTGGGTTTGTTTGATATATTGGGTTTGTTAGATATGTTTGATTTGTTAGATATATCAGGTTTATCTAACAAGTTGGGTTGGTTTGACTAGTTGAGTTTGTTAGATTTGTTTGGTTTATCTAACAAGTTGGGTTTGGGTTCACTTGTTTCACTTGTTTCACTTGTTTCACTTGTCAGGTTTATCTAATAAGTCTGGTTAATACGTAAATTTTTGAAAAAAGATAATATATTTAAACAATCATGGGTATTAAAAATCTTTTTAGTATTTTAGGCGCCAACGATTACATGGGTCATTCAACCCAATATCCTGGTGCCTCTGATTATCTAGGCAATCCAGATATCTCAAATTGTGGGGTTTTCATTGATTTTTCGGTTATCTTGTATCGTTATGTACTTGGGTCTCCGGATATCGAGACAAGTTATCTAAATATTCGAAACATGTTAAAAAGTTTGCGTGAAAAGGGAAATGATATCAAAATTTTTCTTGATCCAGCTTTTTTAAAAAAGAAAGAAAATGTCCACAAATTTCGAACACAACAAAAAGGCCGAGAGATAAAAAAATTGAAAACCACGATCAATAATTCAATACAGGAAAATTTGGCTGCGAATTCAAATGTGGAAGTAAATCCTGATGTTGTGGGTGTTTTGGAGTTGGAGACAAATAATACACGTTTAGAACTCGAATCTTTTGAGAACTATAAAGATAACTTGAATGTGTTAAAGAATAACCAATTGGTTTCAATACAAACAGAATTGCCTTTAACAGAAAATAACGATCTTAATGTGTACTCCTTTTTAGAAAACACCAACACTACGATCGATTTGTCTTTACCAGAAAGTAATTTCAAATTGTTTGTATATTTAACACCTTTCCATTATCACCAACGTTATATATTGGAAAAATTGTTTGCTGAGGAAATTATCTTCAAATCTGAAGTATATCAAGCAGAAAACGTAGATGCTGAATTTGCTTTGCTCCAAGAATATGTACGAGATGATACTGAAAAAATCAAAGTAATCATATCCACAGATCAAGACTTGGTTTTCTTTTCTCTTTTTAACTCATCAGAAACGTTTATTTGTATCTCTATAACCACAAAAACCGAAGATGTGAAAATAGTTCAAAAGAATAATATTTCTAAAAATTTGGCCTTTTTGACAATATTTTTCAATGTATCTGATTATTTTACTGGTGTCTACAATAGTGCGTTTACCAAAGAAAAGGTGAAAGCTTTAAGAAAAACAACTTTCTTTGAACAAATTGCAGATGTTGAAAATATGAAAGATTTGGTAAAAATATACTTGGAAACACAAAATCGAACAAGATATGATAGAAAAGAGGTTATGCCTGATGGTTATCGAGATAATATTGATGACTACTTTAACCAATTGGAACTTTATAAAACATTGGATCCAATTTTCTATGAGAAACCCTGTATTCAAAAAATAACAATCACCCAACTATATAACTATTTTAATCTCTAAAAACATTCTCTTTTTTTTTAAAATCCCAATTAACTTGATATATTCGACAATCCAAATACATACTAGACTTATTGGGTTTGTTGGGTTTGTTAGATATTTTAAACAAATCAAGTTCAGATGCCAAATCAAAGATACCAGACTTGTTAGACTTGTTAGACTTGTTCGACTTGTTGGATTTGTCTAATTTGTTAGATATTTTAAACAAGTCAAGTTCGGATACCAAACCAAAGATATCAGACTTATTTTACTTGTTAGGTTTGTTTGATATATCAAGTATGTAATCCAAGTTAGAAAAACCAGACTTGTTAGACTAGTTGGGTTTGTCTAATATATTTGACTTGTTGGGTTTGTGTTAGATATTTTTAACAAGTTAAGCATGTAATCCAAGCCAAAGATACCAGACTAGTTAGATTTGTCTAATTTGTTAGGTTTATCTAATTTGTTAGGTTTATCTAATTTATTGGGTTTGTTAGATGTTTTTAACAAGTTAAGCATGTAATCCAAGCCAAAGATATCAGACTTGTCAGGCTAGTTGGGTTTGTTTGATATATCAAGTATATAATCCAAGTTAGAAAAACCAGACTTGTTAGACTTGTTCGACTTGTTGGGTTTGTCTAATATATTTGACTTGTTCGATATGTTCGATATTTTAAATAAGTTAAGTATGTAATCCAAGTTAGAAAAACCAGACATACCAGACTTGTTAGACTTGTTAGACTTGTTAGACTTGTTTCGACTTGCTGGATTTGTCTAATTTGTCTAATTTGTCTAATTTGTTAGATATTTTAAACAAGTCAAGTTCAGATGCCAAACCAAAGATACCAGACTAGTTGGGTTTGTTTGATATATTTAACTTGTTGAACTTGTTGGGTTTGTTTGATATATCAAGTATATAATCCAAGTTAGAAAAACCAGACTCATTAGATTTGTTGGGTTTGTTTAATATATTTGACTTGTTGGGTTTGTTCGATATTTTTAAACAAGTTAAGTATGTAATCTAAGTTAGAAAAACCAGACTTGTTAGGTTTGTTCGACTTGTTGGGTTTGTTCGATATTTTTAATATGTCAAGATCAGATGCCAAACCAAAGATACCAGACTAGTTGGGTTTGTTCGATATTTTAAATAGGTTAAGTATGTAATCCAAGTTAGAAAAACCAGACTTGTTGGGTTTGTCTAATTTGTTAGATATTTTTAACATGTCAAGATCAGATGCCAAACCAAAGATATCAGACTAGTTAGGTTTGTTTGATATGTTTAGTATGTAATCCAAGTTAGAAAAACCAGACTCGTTCGACTTGTTAGGTTTGTTGGGTTTGTCTAATATGTTGGGTTTGTTCGATATTTTTAAACAGATTAAGTATGTAATCCAAGTTAGAAAACCAGATTTATTGGGTTTGTCTAATATATCTGACTTGTTCGATATGTTTAGTATGTAATCCAAACCAGAAAAACCAGACTTGTTAGGTTTGTTGGGTTTGTTGGGTTTGTTGGGTTTGTTTAATATGTTGGGTTTGTTCGATATTTTAAACAAGTTAAGTATATGATCCAAGTTAGAAAAACCAGACTTGTCAGACTTGTTAGGTTTGTTAGGTTTGTTGGGTTTGTCTAATATGTTGGGTTTGTTCGATATTTTAAACAAGTTAGAAAAACCAGACTTACTCGACTTACTCGACTTACTCAACTTACTCAACTAGTCAATTTTGCTTAATGTGCAACAATCATCATCAGAACTTTCCATATTTTTGATTTCGTTAATATCTTTGACATTTTTTATAGTTTTAACATTTTGTATATCTTTAGAAACAACACTCTCTTCTGCTTTTAATAGTTTTTGGGCAATATTTTTCAAATGAGAGCCATAAATTTGTTTGAGTTTCGAAAAATTGTTAATAACCGGAAAATGTGATTTAACCGCTTCAAGTTCGTTTCGTTCTAAAGCAATATAATCAACAGAATCCTTCTCTCTTTCCAAAACCAAAAAAGCTTTACGAAGTGAAGAAGATTTGAATTCTCGTTGATGTTCGATGAATGCACTAGTTAAATGTTTAAAATCATCCATAATCTGTTCGGGTTGCGCAGATACACTAATAAAGTAATGTGTTATGTTTTTTCTTAAAAGTTTAGTCAAATTTGTATCATTGTGGATAATAAACAAAAAGTAAAACCCATAATGACGTGAAACATTTCCAAATTGTTCAAACACACGAAGATCACAACCCAAGTCATCCATTACAAAAAGTGTTCGAATTGGTTTCCGATTACTAATTCCATTAACACCTCGAGCATTTTCATCTTTTATATTATTGTTGATCTTTACCATTTCTTGTCCTAAAGATGTCATTTGTCCCATTATTTCTTGTAATTGCTTTTTTCTGTTTGCTCCAGATGTTAAAAAAATCATATTATTTGGCCAGATATAAGACGAATATATATTATCTTCTGATGGACTCGAGCCCTGGATCAAATAACTCAAACTAAAAAAATCTTTACATTGATCTAAAATTACCTTTAATAATGTTGTTTTTCCACAACCTGAGGGACCCATTAGGGCAATCGAAAAAGTACTTAAATCTAAAAGATCGGAAATTTTGAATTGCAACATTATATTATTTATTTACAATATGATATAAAAACTAAATATTTTGAATTTGTTTAATTTTTTAAACAAGTTAAGTGTATAATCTAAGCTAAAAAAACCAGACTTGTTTGACTTGTTGAATTTGTTTGACTTGTTGAACTTGTTGGGTTTGTTTGATATGTCAAGTATGTAATCCAAGCCAGAAAAACCAGAATAGTCTTACTTGTTAGACTTGTTAGACTTGTTTGGCTTGTTTGACTTGTTGAACTTGTTGGGTTTGTTTGATATTTTAAACAAGTTAAGTGTATAATCCAAGCCAGAAAAACCAGACTTGTTAGACTTGTTAGACTTGTTAGACTTGTTAGACTTGTTAGACTTGTTAGACTTGTTAGACTTGTTAGACTAGTTGGGTTTGTTTGATATGTCTAATGTGTTTGATATGTCTAATGTATTTGATATGTCTAATGTGTTTGATATGTCTAATGTGTTTGATATGTCTAATGTATTTGACTTGTTTGACTTATTGGGTTTGTTTGATATTTTAAACAAGTTAAGTGTATAATCCAAGCCAAAAAAACCAGACTTGTTAGATTTGTTGGGTTTGTTTGATATGTCTAATATGTTTGACTTGTTCGATTTGTTGGGTTTGTTTAATATATTTGACTTGTTTGATATGTCAAGCATGTAATCCAAGCCAGAAAAACCTTACTTGTCAGAATAGTCTTACTTGTTTGATTTGTTGAACTTGTTGGGTTTGTTAGATATTTTAAACAAGTTAAGTATGTGATCCAAGCCAGAAAAACCAGACTTGCTAGACTAGTTGGGTTTGTTTGATTTGTCTAATTGTTTGATTTGTCTAATATGTTTGACTTGTTGAACTAGTTGGGTTTTTGGGTTTGTTAATATATTTGACTTGTTTGATATGTCAAGTATGTGATTCAAGCCAGAAAAATCTTACTTGTCTTACTTGTTGAACTTGTTGGGTTTGTTCGATATTTTAAACAAGTTAAGTATGTGATCCAAGCCAGAAAATCTTACTTATTTGACTTGTTGGGTTTATTGGGTTTGTTTAATATATTTGACTTGTTGGGTTTGTTTGATATATTTGACTTGTTTGATATGTCAAGTATGTAATCCAAGCCAGAAAAATCTTACTTGTTTGACTTGTTTGACTTGTTTGACTTGTTGGGTTTGTTTAATAATTTGACTTGTTTGATATGTCTAATATTTTTACTTCTTTTCTAATAAAAACAATAATGTTCCCGATAATGCTACCAAAGCCAATTCTGGAGAAAAAAATATCCCAGGAGTCATAATTGGAATACTATTTTGCTGTTTTCTAAATTCAAAGGCACTTGTTTGTGTTGATAATCCAGAGACACAATCATTGATTAACTTAACATTTGCCTCATCTCCCAAAGCCAACTGCTCAATACTAATAAGACAAGCAGTTAGATTACAACCTTTTTTTGTATATAATTGTTCAGTTGTCAGCCATTTTGTAGGAGCACTCACACATTCGGATAACCAACACTCTTTTGGTCCAACAAACGTTTTTATATTCTCAACTGTTTTAGGTACTATAATACAACGACAATTTCTAGAATTTGGATTTTTTTGACACCAATTCACAAGAGCTTCATCACAATATCTGGCTGTCTTTGGATGTTTTCTGGCCACTTTACAAAGATATGTACAAGCACTGTCAGAATGATTTTCTTTACACCAATTACTATAAAATTCTAAAGCCATATGATTATCTCGATTTTCTGCTGATTCTAACCATTTTATACAACGTGGGTGTGTTGGATCTTTCTCACAGTTTTTCAACATGGTTAGATCACAGTGGCTTGTTTGGAAATCATTGGCTAGAAATTGATTACATTTGTTAGTAGAATCTTCATAACAACATTCTGTAAGCATTTTTGGCGTAATATCATAATCAGTAAAGACAATATCACATTTTTTGCCTTTGATCCCAATATGCGCAGGTAAGTCCCCATGTACAACTGCACCAGCGCGAAACCAAGGAGTTACACAGGGTTTTGTAGATTTTCTTATCGAATATTGTTCAAAACGACCTTTATAGAATAAACCAGCACAACGTTGAAAAGACTCTGGATCTGTTAAACAAAATTCTACAGTTTTTCTACCAGAAGTGAAATCCTTAAAAAAATCGGGTTGAGTCTTTTCTATTGAATCGGCCTCAGTAATAGGTAACTTAACATTTGTAAGTACTCTACCATTATCATCGTTTATAAGCTTATAATGAAATTTGCCATCAGAAACAGAGCAACTACTTTTATAAACTGTGTTACCCATTTATATAAATCTAACAGGTGTTAAACCTTTTTTCTTTAAAAACATATTAGTTGCCGAAAAATGTTTACATCCAAAAAATCCATGAGCAGAATACGCACCTGGGTGAGAAGCTGCATAGATTTGATGTGAAAATGGATCAACTTGATAACCCTTTTTTTGTGCATTTTGTCCCCATAATAGAAACACAACATTTTTTTTATGAGAAGATATAAACCTTATTAACCCATCTGTTATTTCTTCCCAACCAAGATCTTTACATGAACCAAGTTCGTTTGGAAACACGGTCAATATGGAATTCAACAATAAAACCCCATCTTCTGCCCAATGAGTAAGATCAGTTTTTATTAGAGACAAAGGTGGCATTTCAATATTTTCAAGATCTTTGTAAACCTCTTTTAGGATATTTCGCAAAGGAGTTGGACACATAAGTCCTTTTACACCATATGCCAATCCATTAGATAAACCAAATTGTGGATAGGGTTCGTTGCCTAAAATTACTACTTTGAGTTTATCAAGCGAAGTCAAAGCCAAACATTTGAAAATATCTTTTCTTTCGGGTAAAATATCCTTTTTCTCTAATTGATCTAATATATTATAGATTTTATCTTTGTATAAGGTTAAAAACGGATACCATGATGGATCGATACCAAATTCTTCAATCAAAGCCGATTCGTTCATTGTGATTAAAAAAAGTATTTTTATTTCAGTAGTAAAAAATACTAGGCTTGTTTAGCAAATTAGACAAGTGAAATAAATTTACAAACCCAACAAGTTAGATAAGTTAGACAAACCAGACTAGTAAGATAAGTTAGACAAACCCAACAAGTTAGATAAACCAGACTAGTGAGATAAGTTAGACAAATCAGATAAGTTAGACAAACCCAACAAATCAAACAAATCAAATAAGTATGATAAGTTAGACAAATCAGATAAGTTAGACAAACCCAACAAGTTAGATAAGTTAGATAAACCAGACTAGTAAGACAAGTCAAACAAGTCAAACAAGTCAAATAAGTTAGATTATTAAAAAAAGGTCTAGGTTTGGGTTTATATGATAATATTAAAAAGATAAGCAAGGCCAAAAGTGTATAACATTATTAAAACATAGGATGGTAGTATATCATTGCCTAAATTACATAAATCACGATCATTGCAAAATACTACATCTAATCCACCCTTTGTTCCATTCATAGCTATAAAATCGTTACGTAATATTTCTCGTAAACCATTGAAAAGACTTGATGGTTTAAACTTGTCCCCACAACGCAAAGAAACCTTAAATGTATCATCAACATGATATGTTTCGGTTACACAAGCTGTTTTACATTTTACGATTATATTAAAATGATGACATAGTAAAGATTTGGTTGCAATTGTTAAACTTATAAACAAAAGAGCACATATTAGCTTTTTTGCCAACATTATTTACATTTTTTATTATTTTTTCCCTATTTTTGATTTCTATAAAACATTAACTCTGATAAAAGCATTGTGCATGGCGAATGTGTTTGAAGATAATCTGTTGCGCTACATTTTTTTAATATTGGGGTTTCGGGAACAGGTTTATCACAAGCTAAATGTCTTTTCTCTTCATCAAGTACAGTAAAAACCTCTAATCCACTTAAACTATTTTTAAAAACAAACCACTTGTTATCTTCACAAATAGCTTGATTTATTTTTTTACCCAGCTCACTGTTAAATATTTCTGATTCAAATTCCTTTTTTTCAAGGATTAGAACAAGTAGGATATTACAGATGATGATAAAAAAAATCAGATTAAGATATAAGATAAAAATCATTTTGATATTTAAAATATTTGAAAAGTTCGAGAAGTCCAAAAAGTTTTAAAAACTAAGGACATTGGATATAAGACATAAAACATAAAACATAAAAACATAAAACATGAAATAAGTCAGACAAATTAAACAAATGAGACAAATTAGACAAATTAGACAAGTTAGACAAATTAGACAAGTTAGACAAATCTAACAAGTTAGACAAATCAAATAAGTCAGACAAATCAAATAAGTCAGACAAATCAAATAAGTCAGACAAATCAAATAAGTCAGACAAACCCAACAGATCTATGTTTCATTTGTGAGTTTAAAACGATAAAAGCTGCTGGTATCTAAAATTTTTGCAATAATAGGTTCGGTTATAGTCTTGGTTTTTTTGGGATATTTGAAAGTTTTATAAAGCATAAGTATTTTATATTCGTAAAGTTGGATCTCGTTTTTAATAATATATAATGTGTCTTTATGTTCTAAAAGTTGATTATATTCGTTAATATATTGGTTTATAATCAGATCAAGGTCTTTGGGCACTATATATTTATGCTTTAAGAATAATCTCATAAACAAGATATATTTTTTGAATTTCTCTTTTGTTTTATTGGTTTCAGAATGCAAGTCTTCAATTTGCGTCTCATCTAGATCTCGTTGCTTAGCTTTTCGCATTACATCAAAATCTACAAAAGATGTTAACCCAATTCTTTTTAACTCATTATTCTTATATTGGACCAAGCAAAACTGATTCCAATCTATATTTGTTATTGCTTCGATGAAAGACTCGCGAAACATATCTTTATCAAACAACATTTTTTCTAAAAGAAAGGAAAATTTGGGTATTAAAGGTGTCAAAACATCTATAGAACACTTATTTGTGGTATCTTGAAAGAGAAACAAAGGAGAACGTTTGATGATAGTCATACAAGGCGAATCTGTTTCTTTTTTTAGATTGAGAACAGAAAGCTTTCTTGTATTATTTGGTGGGTTTACTAGACTATCTTTTAATTTTGCAATCAAACCATTTCGTTTTTGTTTAACTTCTTCACTATCATGAATGGTTTCAATAGATAATTTGTTTAAAATCGAAGCAATTGAAGCCCGTGGAGCAGGCAAAACAGAAGCTGGGGATAGAGGTTTTTGTAAATATTCATCGATTGTACGAAATAGTTTTACAATTGGGTCCATATTAAAAACGCTTAAGTAAGTTGAATCTATAAATCGTCTTTTTTTTCAACAATGACGAGCCCAGTTACCAGTCTATACAAAGCTTTAGTGGACCAAATTATTTGTGTATGTGAAGAAAATGGACTTCAAGAACGTTTAAAACCCTTAAATCTCGAAAGTGATCTGTCTTTTATATATTTTTTGTTTACTGACCCTATTGGGAAAATATCCAAAAATTTTACAGAATGGCAGTTAGACGAATGGATTGATAGTATGGGACACGTTCAACTTGGTTTATTGAGTTTCTTATATAAACAACGTATAACTCTGGGAAATATTTACAAATTAGGAAAAGCCTCGCGTTTCGAGATATTGCGGATATATCAGGATTTGGTGATAAATTTAAGATTACGAAACACCATAGCCCAAGGTGAAAGGCTTTTGATCGAAGAAATGTCTTGTGAAAACGATTTTTCTAATAAAACGAGCGAATTAATCTTTAGCTTTAATCGAAACTTCCACGAGCCTAAAAATATCTCACTTCTGATAGATCTCTTAAGTATTGAATATTATCGAAAGAAAATTATAGCAGCTTTCGTCTCTGGAGTCTCTAAGTTCAATATTGATCTTTCAGATTCTGATAGTCAATTGTCTAACTTTTTATCAGAGACATTCAAGGAAATAACTAGAGAAGATATAATGTCTAAGATAATGGCTTCGAATTTGAAGGGTTCGATCATAACATCTAAAGTGACAGAATTTTGGTGGAAAGAATATTTCCGAAAAGTTATCCAAGAATCCATCTTTCTACAATCTTTGAAAAGAGAAATAAACAGGGTATATAGCCTAAATACTGACAAACGCTTGGTTTTTAAGAATAATATAAAGATAGTTTACCCAACGAGAGATTTCTTGGAAGAGTATGATCAAATAAACCATTTGAATATTTTAGAAATGGAATGTGATAATAAACGTCATCCATATTATACATTTTTTGATTTCCAACAAAGGGTGTTATATCTCTTTTTCTATATCTTGGAACAAGTCAGTTATTGTTCACTATTCTACCAAGAAAAAAAAAGTGATATGATAACGGGTCTTATTTTGCCTCGTTTTTCATCCGTCTTCAAGTGTTTAAAGAAGACAACTGCTAACAAATTATTAGAAAACCAGGAATCATTTGACTTGCATTCAATTAAGGATTTCTTTACAAAGATAAAGGAACCAAACAATATAACACAAGAAGATATTTTTCAATTTTGCCGACAAATTGGAATAGAAATAACACCAGAATACGAGACTTATATTAACAATTTTATACAAAAACGAGATAATGATTCAGAACCAATAACGGCCCACGATTTCTCCTTTTTAGAAAATTCGGTCATTACAAGCATTTTTAAGTCACCTATCCATATTTCCCAAGAGTTGTGGCAAGATTTCAAAGATGATATAAAAAATGTTTTTCTGGATATATATAATTTAAGATCGAAGAAATCCGAGGAAGATATTACTACTTTCTGTAATCTTTTTGCCAAATTTCCTAAATATGCATCTCTAGTAAAATATTTTCTTTTAGAGATATTAACCAAAGAAAACTTTGACGCATACACAAAAAATATTGTTTTCTTCCAAAAAAATCCAAGTTTGAAAACTAGGCTCGAAAAGAAAGCAAAGGAGATATGTACACAATATTTTGATAATCTGGCAAAAGGAGATGTCAAAGATGATCAAGCAATGATGTGTTTGGTTAATCTTGGAAAGTTATTAGACAAAGTCCTTATGTTTATTAGTCGTTTTCAAGCAGAAGTCAAAACCATTCAAAGTGGGCCCAGTTCTCAAAAAAAGAAGGTTGTTATAAAAAAGTAGGATAGATGAATAGATAAAAAAAATTATAGATATCTCATGCCAATTATTGCACAGATTCCTAATATGATCTTATTATATGTTATAGATTCAGAAGCAGAAGTTAGTTGTTTAATATAATTTGGATTCTTAAAAATAGGAAAGATTATTGGTCCTTTACCCAATATAGTCTCAAATTGCGGAGGCAAATTCTCAGGATCTAATGAACGTTTGGTTGTAGTTGGAGCTCGGGTAGTAGCATCAGGGTCGATAAATGGAACTTCTATATTAATCTGATGTGGTGGATCAGCCCATCCTACAACTTCTGTAAAATGTATATCATGTTTTGGGAAAAATGGCGAACCAACTTTAAACGGGCGTGTAAACCCAAAAGATAATTGGGCGAAAAATAGACAAATCAACAAAAGACGAGCCATTTTTGTATTCTAACTGTTTTTAAATTTGTAAGTAATATTTCAATATTTTTTAAGTTTTTGAATTAACAGTGTAACTAATTATTAATTTTAAAATTTCAATATTTTTAACATACCAGACTCATTGGATTTGTTGGATATTATCAAGATCAGATGCCAAGCCAAACATACTAGATTTATTCAACTTGTCTTACATGTTTGATTTGTTTATATTATCAAGATCAGATGCCAAGCCAAACATACCCGACTTGTTGGGTTTGTTCAATATATTCAAAATATTAGATTTTTTTAACATATCAAGATCAGATGCCAAGCCAAACATACTAGATTTATCTTGTTTATTCAACTTGTCTGGTTTATTCAACTTGTTTGATATATTTGACTTATCTTACTTATCTTACTTATTCAACTTGTCTGGTTTATTGGGTTTGTTTGATATGTTTGATATGTTTGATATTTGACTTATCTTACTTGTTGGGTTTGTTCAATATATTCAAAATATTAGATTTTTTTAACATATCAAGATCAGAGCCAAGATCAGATGCCAAACCAAACATACAAGACTTGTTTGATATATTTGACTTGTCTTACTTATTCAATTTGTCTTACTTGTTTGATTTGTCTTACTTGTTTGATTTGTTTGATAATATACTTAACTTGTCTTACATTTTTAACTTGTCTTACATTTTTAACTTGTTTGATATATTCAAAATATTAGATTTTTAACATATCAGACTTGTTAGGTTTGTTTGACTAGTTAGGTTTGTTTGACTAGTTAGGTTTGTTGGATTTGTTTAATATATTATCAAGATCAGAGTCAAGATCAGATGCCAAGATCAGATGCCAAGATCAGATGCCAAGATCAGATGCCAAGCCAAACATACCCGACTTGTTTGATTTGTCTGGTTTATCCAACTTGTTTGATATATTTGGCTTGTCTTACATGTTTAACTTGTTTGATATATTTGACTTATCTTACTTATTCAACTTGTCTGGTTTATTGAGTTTGTTTGATATGTTTGATATATTTGATATTTGACTTGTCTTACTTGTTGGGTTTGTTCAATATATTCAAAAATATTCAAAATATTCAAAATATCCAAAATATCCAAAATATTCAAAATATTCAAAATATTCAAAATATTAGATTTTTTTAACATATCAGACTTGTTGGGTTTGTTTGATTTGTCTGATTTATCCAACTTGTTTGATATATTTGATCAGTCTTACTTATTTGATCAGTCTTACTTGTCTGGTTTATCCAACTTGTCTGGTTTATCCAACTTGTCTGGTTTATTGGGGTTTTTTTGATATATTTGACTTGTTTAACAGTTTATAATTTTTTTATCTCCGGGATAATATTTTTGATAAAGATCTATTAGTTCTAATAAAAACGGGTGATCAAGTTTAGTATATTTTGACAAAACAATCGTGTTTGAATCAGAGAACTCTAAAAAGAAAAACAAAGGCAATAAAGGATTGTTTGTCGTTTTGAAAGTGGTTACCAAATACAAATAAGATGCAAATCTGGTTACAATTGTATCGATTTTTTTATAAAGGGCATTGTTGTCGCCTCTAAAAAGCAAATAACTTAATAACATATAGGGCACAAACGACATTTTATGCAAATTTCCCTCTGTCTGTCCTGTCAGCCCAGGTCTAGACGGAACATCAAATTTTTCTTTAAAATAATCCAAAGAGTTAATTTCGTTCAATTTTAAATATTTATTCAAAAAGAACAATTGTAAAAGGACATTTGACAAACAGACTCGTGAGACCCCAGGGTTAGTATGTATAATATCTAAGGGATAACTAATACGAATCAAAATATTTAATAAGTCATTTGTGTTTGCAGCATTCCAATTTTTTTCATAAAAAAGTGGTAAATTCGATAAAACATAAGGCCATCGTGAGGTATTTTCTGTAAACCCATACTCTCTTAAATTTATGGTTTCGTTTTGCCATTCTATAAAAGGCATATTAAAAACATAATTGTGCATATTTGGGATTTGATTGAGAAGTAAAGTATAATTTGCTGATGTTATTGGTAAATGTGTTTCGATATTAAAAATATTATCATTTTCTGAAACATCAACCATTGCCCGTGTTTCTATATCTTCCATGTTTATTTGAGATGACTGGAACCATTTGGTAAAAATATTCTTAAAAAGATCAAATTTTCTCAAAAAGTAAATGTAGTTGATTAGTTGATCGTTTGAGATTGGTGCATTATAGAATAATTCCAAAAAAACATCAAACACAATTTCTTGTCGATTATATACTACATTCTGTTGTTTTATATATGTGGTCAAATTATCAATTCCCATACTTCTTGCAAAATCCACAAAAAGTTGGGCAAGTTCGGTTTCAGTCAATGGATCATTTAATCTTTTTAATAAACCCCTATATTTGGAAATTACTTGGGAAATATGATATTTTGGAAAGTGATATAACTCATTTTCTTGCCTTCTTTGGTTCACGTTGGCATTCGCGTTAACATTGTTTATATTTGAAGGCTGTGTTCTAATTATTTCCAAAGCCATATCAATAGAGGTTGGGGTTTTGTTTTTTATATAATCTGTTTGGAATTTACTCAAAGTTAACTGTTCGTTATCTGGATTTGTTATCCCCCATATTTGTCTAATATATTCAGACGATTCATCTATGTGTTTATTATAAAAAAAATTGAATTCTGGATTAATGGGTGGAATGTTCATTTATATATTTGAATAAAGGATGCATGCGACACATTTCTCTTTCATAACCAGGTAAACTATTAATATAATCAACAAACCCAGATTCTCTCGATATATTAATCTTATTAAAGATTTCTTTCAAAAACAGAATATGATCCAAAAAGGTATATGTGTTGTTTTTTTGGATAAAAAGTAATGGAAGACTTAAAGTTAAACCTTCTGGTGGCATATCTGTTATCCGAACATCTGATGTTTGTATAAACTTTAAAGCATTCAAGTTTTGTATTTTATTTTTTGAAAAGTTAACAACATGTTTTAAAAAGGCGCAATAGTGACAGTTTGCATCAACAATTGCAAAAAGTTGAGCCATTTAAATGGAAGAATACGATGATGAATTTATTTCTGATGATGATATATCTGAGGACATCGAAGAAGATGAGGAAGATGAAGAAGAAGAAGATGATATGTCAAAGCTAGAAGAGGATTTGAGTTTAAAAATAAAAAATGATGAAATAGCTATGTTTAAACGAGAAAATATCCAAGATTTATCTGATTCGTTTATAAAATCATATTTATCACATACTATTGAATTTATCAAAAAAGGTGGGTTAATGGTTGATGGGCGAAGAGATTTTGATTATCCAAATGATACAGAAGAATCTTATGCTTTGGAATCTATTTTATTAGATACAACACCTTTTGTTTGTATAATAGAACAATTTGCTGTTACCCCACCATTAGATAAGTTAATTTTGCTTATGAAACGAATATTTCGATCTACTTTGGATAATAACATCTTTTTGAGTCCAAATTTTAGAAAAAAGTTTCCATTGTTTATCCAAAATATCAATTCTGATCAAGTTACTATCCAAGAAATTAACGAGATCAAACATTTGCGCCAAAAGATAACAGAACATGATTTGGAAAAAGAATAAAATATTTCTCCCTTTTTTTATATATATTTTACTTGTTTAACTTGTTTAACTTGTTGGATTTGTTGGATTTGTCAGATTTGTTTGATTTGTTTAACTTGTTAGATTTATCAGACTTGTTTGATTTGTTTAATTTGTCAGACTTGTTTGATTTGTTTAACTTGTTAGATTTGTTAGATTTGTCAGATTTGTTTGATTTATCAGACTTATTCAACTTTTTGACTTGTTTGACTTGTTCAACTTGTCAGACTTATTCAACTTTTTGACTTGTTTGATTTATCAGACTTATTCAACTTTTTGACTTGTCAGACTTATTCAGGCTTGATTGGACTTGATTAGATCTGATTAAATATTTGATTTGTTAAAAAAAAATTTGATTAGTATGAACCATGATTTTGACTCAAAGCATTTATATCGGGAATAGTTGATTTGGCAAAAATTAAAAATGCAGCCACAATAACTATAACAACTACAATTATACAACCAATTGTGCCAAATGTGCCAATTAAACAAACATTTAAACTTGAATATTTTGACCTAACTGGTGCAACTGGCGCAGCTGGTGTAATTGGTGCAACTGGTGCAACTGATGCAACTGGTGCAACTGATGTAATTGGTGCAATTGGTTCGTTAGACATATCAATGATAACTGGGGGTTGTTCAAATGCCCGAGATAACTGCAATGTTTTCTCTACTCTAGATGTTTTTGGTAGATTTGGGGTTGAGACAAATTGTTCTCGGCTTAGAGGTATTTCTGGCAAATCCAAAAAATCAGATGATTCAAATACTTTTGGCATTTTGATAGTTTTGATAGTTTTGATTGGCTTTAAACTGAATAGTTTAAAATATATTAAGTACTTTTTCAACAATTTTGGTTTATATACTTTTTAACTCACGCCATCTATTTAATGCATTTAACAGATTTATCCCACTTTGTGATTCCCAAAATGTTTGTTTTTTCTCTGAAACCCTTGATGGCTCCGAAACCACTGATGTATCTGAAAAATTATATGTTTGTAACAGTTTTCTTGTTTTATATTCTGTATTACTCATCGATAGCCATATAATCATTATAAACGCCAAAACCATAATAAAGATCATTAGAACCATTTTAAAAAAATCCACTATACAAGGCATATCTGATGTTTCGGGTGTTTCAGGTGTTTCAGGTGTTTCGGGTATGTTTGATGTTTCTAAAACACCCAAAAAATCTAACAAAGCCATCAAATCTGGAGAATTTGATAAATTCAATGTATTCGCCGTATTCGCCATATTAGACATGTTTATAAAATTTATATACTTGATAAGTTGGTTATATTGGGTAGATCTTATATTCTTTGAAAGTTAAAATTGTTCAAATAATCTTGTTTTATAGAAAAATCCAATGATATAGACTCTTTTTATAGATAGATAACCCAAACAAGTTCAAAATATTCGATACATCTAATCAATTTGACTTATCAGGTTTATTTAACTTGTCTTATTGGTTTAACTTGTTGGGTTTTGGTTTAACTTGTTTGACTTGTTTCATTAGTCTTACTTGTTTCATTAGTCTTACTTGTTTCATTAATCTTACTTGTTTCACTAGTTGGGTTTGTCTAACTTGTTGGGTTTGTTTAACTTATTTGACTTGTTTGACTTGTTTCATTAGTCTTACTTGTTTGACTTGTTTGACTTGTTTGACTTGTTTGACTTGTTTCACTTGTTTCACTAGTTGGGTTTGTTTGACTTGTTTCATTAGTCTTACTTATTTCATTAGTCTAACTTGTTGGGTTTGTCTAACTTGTTGGGTTTGTCTAACTTATTTGACTTGTTTCATTTATTTCACTAGTCTTACTTGTTTAACTTGTTTAACTGGTTTAACTTGTTTAACTTGTTTAACTGGTTTAACTTGTTTAACTTGTTTAACTTGTTTAACTGGTTTAACTTGTTTAACTTGTTTGACTTGTTTAACTTATTTGACTTATCGGGGTTTTGATGCTAAGTTAAACATATGAAAACAGTTTTATAACAAAAATATATAAAAAAAGGGAAGGGGGTTAAAAAGACATAACAATTCAAACATTATCAAAAATATTATATCAAATCAACAATATTCTCTGGCATTTCATCTATTTTGGTATTATAAAACGTTTCTAATTCAGCAAGCTTTGGTAATTCGTCTTCAGTTATAAAATTGATAGCAATCCCTTTTCGGCCAAATCTACCACTTCTACCAATACGATGTATATAATTTTCTCTATTATGTGGCAAATCGTAATTGATAACTAAAGATATTTGTTGAACATCAATGCCTCTTGCTAATAGATTAGTTGAAAGAAGTATTCTAGTTTTACCATCTCTAAATTCTTTCATAATAAAATCACGTTCTTGTTGGGACATATCTCCATGGATGCTTGATGCTGTGAAATTTCTATTTGTTAAACATTCCATGAGTACATCAACTTGTCTACGTGTATTACAAAATATTAGTGTTTGAGTGAGGCTTAAGTGGTCATAAAGATCAAAAAGTGTTTCTGCTTTAAAATCATTTTTCTTTACATTTATATAATATTGCCTAATGCCTTCGAGTGTCAATTCAGCATTTTTTACCAGAATTTTTACGGGATCTCTCATAAAGACCTGAGATGTATTGATAACCCTTGATGGAACGGTTGCTGATAATAAAATAACTTGGACATGACTTTCAAAAAATTCGAAAATATCTTGTATTTTATCCAAAAAATTATCTATCAACATCTCATCAGCTTCATCTATTACAACTATTTTAATTGCTTTGGTATCGATACTTTTTCGGGTGAGTAGATCAATCATTCGTCCAGGAGTTCCAATCAAAACCTGGGCTTTCTTTAGAGTTTCCTGGCTTTCCTTGATACTTGTGCCTCCAATACAAACTTGACATTTAAAATTATATAGATAATTCCCAATTGTTTGCAATACACGTTGAGCCTGGAGAGCCAATTCACGTGTTGGGGTCAAGATCAAAGCTTGGATATTGGAATTAGAAGTATCTATTTGCTGTAAAACACTGATTGCATATGTTGCTGTTTTTCCTGTTCCCGATTGAGCTTGGACTATCACGTCTTTGCCAGAAATACATGGAAAAATGGCTTTTTGTTGGATAGTTGAAGGTTTTTCAAATCCACAAGAATATATACCCTTTAGGATATTTTTCTTGAGGCCCATATGGTCAAATTCAGCATACATAGAATTCATGTTTAATCAAATATCAAACCTAGAATTTCAAGTTTTTTTAACAGATGTATATTGTTAATAATTTACAATATGCTTTATTAACCAGACAAGTCATACAAGTTAAACATATCAGATAAGTCAGATAAACCAGACAAGTCATACAAGTTAAACACTTGATAAGTCATATATATTAAACAAACCCAACAAATCAAACAAGTCAAATATATTAAACAGGTCAGATATATTAAACAAGTCAAACAAGTCAAACAAGTCAGATATTAAACAAACCCAACAAACCCAATAAGTCAAACAAGTCAGATAAGTCAAACAAGTCAGATATATTAAACAAACCCAACAAATCAAACAAGTCAAATATATTAAACAAACCCAACAAATCAAACAAACCAAACAAGTCAGATAAGTTAAACAAGTCAGATAAGTCAAATATATTAAACAAACCCAACAAACCCAACAAATCAAACAAGTCAGATATTTTAAACACTTGATAAGTCAGATAAGTCAGATAAGTCAAACAAGTCAAACATATTAAACAAATCAAACAAGTCAGATAAGTTAAACAAGTCAAACAAGTCAGATAAGTTAAACAAGTCAAATATATTAAACAAGTTAAACAAGTCAAACATATTAAACAAACCCAACAAATCAAACAAATCAGATAAGTCAGATAAGTCAAATATATTAACAAGTCAAACAAGTCAAATAATAATAAAAATATTGGAATATTTAAGATTTTTTAATCAGTTTTTGGAAAGATTGGATACTCAAACTTTTTTATCAAGTCATCAATTTCAGCCGAATCATTCCTTTTAAACAAATCATTCAGGTTTAGATTTTTTATAGTATCAACTAGCGAATCATTCTTTTCTTTATAAGTAAAGCAGGTTTGTAAAAATTGCTTAGTTTCGGCCAAATTGGTAGTTTTGAAAATAAATCTTTCTTGTCCAAAACTATTTTGCTTTGCTTTATTATTTTCGAAATATAACAATTTTGCATCAATTTGGTGATAAAGTGAAAAGTTTAGATAAAAGTTGATTCCCTCCAATGGGATTGCAATACCAAATATCGTCTCATATATCTCGAAAATGTATAGAATCTTTTCTTGTAGAGACATCCCGAGAAATGGGTTTTTTGTAATAAATATCTTATTCATGGATAAGTAACTGTTATCTTCCAACCATAAAGTTATTGTATTTGGTAACCCAATTCGAATAGATCCACAAATTCGTTCATTCTGGATATCCTGGGTGATTTTAACATTTTTTTTGAGTTTATTTTTTACGACAACAAAATGCTTTTCGGTATATGAACTTTTTTTATCCATTCGTTCTATATTTAACTCTTTATTCTCTAAGATTGTGGTTTTCCATAATTTCGTAGAATGTCTTTTCTTTCGATTTTGTCGATCAATAAAAGCTGTTAAAAAATTGGGTTTTGTTTTAATATATTCAATGAGTTTGCCAGTATTCTCGTTCGCTGATAATAGCTTAAAGGTTAAATTATCTGAAACTTTTATCATATTATCAACAACTTCAGGCATATCTGGGTTTTCGGATTGATATAACATTGGGTTAAAAAGTATTAGACTGAAGGTATTTTTTCGATCTGTATTGAATAATTTTAGAAACCGGATATGTTCGCTAAACTCTATAGCTCGAGGTGTGGGAAACAAATCTTTAAAACAATCAATATTTTTTATTTTATCAACACATTCTTTATATATTGCATTATCAACCTTGGTTTCTAAAGTTAACAAAAGAAAATCAACAGACGCGTTATTATCTTCTATAAATTGTATGGTTTGTTGTAATTCTTCCATATTATTCAAAAATGAATGATAAAGCAAATAAAGAAAATGTTGTTAATTTACAGCCTATATTTGTAATCCCTTCTGTGGACAATAAATATAAGCTAAATTTTACGTTTTTGATAGGATTTTTGATAATAGAAATCCTTGTTCTGTTTGTTATATTATATATATTTTTCAAAATTGAGATAGCATTTGTTTTTGGGAAAATTAAGAATGCATTACAAAAAAAGAAGATAATAAGATCAGATGCCACATTAGCCTTATTTGAAGACATTAACAAGCTTTTTACCACAAATTTAAAATGTAAACCAGCCCAAGAACACCAAACCAAAGTATTTTATATCTATACTGAAGATAATGTAAAATTGTTACGTTTAGATGGAAAACCCATAAGAGTTCTAAAAAAAGATATGTGTGAAACTCTTATAAAGGGCGATGTAGATAAAGTAAATCATATAGCTGATTTTTTCTAAAAATATATAACTTGTTTGACTTGTTTGATTTGTTAGATTTGTTAGATTTGTTAGATTTGTTAGGTTTGTTTGACTTTGGATGTCAAACCAAATATATTTGACTTGTTAGGTTTGTTAGATAAGTTCGTCTTATTCAATTTGTTTGACTAGTTGGGTTTGTTTAGCTTATTTGACTTATTTGACTTTGGATGCCAAACCAAATATATTTGACTTGTTTGATTTGTTAGATTTGTTAGATTTGTTAGATTTGTTAGATTTGTTAGATTTGTTAGGTTTGTTAGATAAGTTCGTCTTATTCAACTTGTTTGACTAGTTGGGTTTGTTTGGCTTATTTGACTTGTTCGTCTTATTCAACTTGTTTGACTAGTTGGGTTTGTTTGGCTTATTCGACTTATTCGACTTATTCGACTTGTTTGACTTGTTTGACTTATTTGACTTTGGGTATCAAACCAAATATATTTGACTAGTTGGGTTTATTCAATTTGTTTGACTAGTTGGGTTTGTTTAGCTTATTTGACTTTGGATACCAAACCAAATATATTTGACTAGTTGGGTTTATTCAATTTGTTTGACTTATTCAATTTGTTTGACTTATTCAACTTGTTAGAAAAGTTCGATTTGTTTGACTAGTTGGGTTTACTCGATTTGTTTGACTTGTTGGGTTTACTCGATTTGTTTGGTAAGTTCGACTTATTAGATAGTTTGACTTATTAGATAGTTTATACTTTATCACATTTATTTGACTAGTTGGGTTTACTCGATTTGTTTAAGTATACTTATCACATTCATTATTATGACAAATTTATCATATAAACACCTGGGGTTTGTGGGCTCTTCAAAAAGTTAACTTTGAAAAATGTTGCCGATTCCATGTCTCGTGTGCGATCAAGAACCCGATGTATTAAACTTATTCCTCCTGCTGGTTGGTTTTCATAGACCATATATCCTTCAATAAAAGGTTCGGCAACTTGTGTGATAATCATATATACTGGTTTCTTATCATCTTCCTTAATCAAATACAAATAACCTTCTCTAACATGTTTGGTTTCGGGTGAATTTTCGTAAATATTTTGAATCATTCGCATATTAAACATAGCCTTCTGGTTTAAATATTTTGTGAAATCTACAACTAATGTCTCGTATAAAGAATTGCCGGATCCAGCCAATACATAGTTTCGTTCTTCAGGTTCTAGTTTATCTATAAAATCACTTAAAGATTCTGATTCTTTGGTTAGTATGGTTTCTGGGCTCAAATAAACCAAAAATGGCAATTGAAGCTCAAATACAAAATCCTTTAATACATATGTGACTTTATTTTTTGGTCCAGGAACTATTTGATATTTGTAATTCAAAGACGAAAACCCCAGTGTTTGCAAAGTATAAAAAATCATCAATTTCTGAAAAACAATGCTCGATGGATCAGCTATTTTATTTGTGTGTACAAAAATAGGGAAATTAATCTTATTTATTGTGTGTATTGGGAAACATAATTGTTTTAAATCATGTCTTTCAATTGTCAAAAGTGAGAAATTTAAGACTCGTCGAAGAAGTATAAGGTTTTTAATATCGTGCCAAAATGTTCGAACATCATCATTTTCTACTATATATTTGTCCATACTATCCAGAACTGGCACATATCGTTTACCTAAATAAATGAGTTCATATTGGTAAATACGTTCTTCGTTTAGATTAGTAGAGTCTAAAGGGGGTTTTCCAAGTCTTTCATTTTCCATCACATTTTCAATAAAAGCGGGAAGTTTGACATCTAAAAGTCTTTCAGCTGCAGCATTATGAAGAGCTGAAAAAGCGGTTCTTAATTTGTAGGACATTTATTAACAGGTAAATATGGGTGGATCTCATACAAAATTCGAACGAGATCATAGAGTATGGGGTCGAAATGTGACAGAAGAAGACGTTTTACCACGCGCAGACCACTTTGTAATGGCCTCTTACCCTCTAGAAGACAGGATTAGACAAGGTCGAAACAAACATTATTCGGAATTTAAATATGTTGCTTCCGAACATCTTCAAGACGCACAAAGACGTATGTATAAAGGAAATGCAACCAAATGTTGTCTAGGTGCTTATAGATACGAACGTGACCAGGATGATATTTTTACTTGTGATCCCCAAAGCCTAGACCCTCAAGGTGTTTTTTGTAATGAGATTATGGAAAAACATTGTTTGGAAGATGATTTTATCTCCAAATGTTTCTTATGGATCCCTTCGGCTGTCGATAACGTAAACTCGCCTATTCATACTTTTTGCAAGGACGAAACAAGGAGAAATGATAAACGTTGTCAAATATATTATACAAGTATGAGAGAAACCTCTATGAAACATTCTGCTGAAATCGATGCCATATTTAACGAATTTTCAGAAGAAGTCAAAAAGGAATACTTATGTATGTTTCCACCAGCTTCGGTTTTAGAAGATCAAAAAAAAACTGTGACGCCCTATGAATGTTGGTACAAACCCTGTGTCTTATCACCGATTTCTGAGTTAAGTTCTCAAAATATCAGTAAACGTCAACAATGTAAGCTCACAATATGTGATATACACATCCAAGAGTTGAAAACAAAAAAAAGTGATATTCAAATTGCTTGTAATAAAGTCTATACCAAAACAGATCTTATAGGAAAGGATTCGGCCACGTTTATCGATAAAGAAACTCTCTTTAGTGTTCCAGATTTTGATGTATTTTTACCAGCCTTAATTGTTTTATTATTTGTATATATTTAACTTGTTGGGCTTGTTCAACTTGTCTGACTTGTTGGATTTGTTCAATATGTTTATAAAATCAAGAAAAGTTTTACTTATCTGACTAGTTAGATTTGTCTAACTTGTTGGGTTTGTTCAATATATTTGACTTGTTAGACTTGCCTTACTTGTTAGACTAGTTGGATTTGTCTTACTTGTTAGACTAGTTGGGTTTGTTCAATATGTTTATAAAAATCAAGAAAAGTTTTACTTATCTGACTAGTTGGGTTTGTCTTACTTGTTAGACTAGTTGGGTTTGTTCAATATATTTGACTTGTTAGACTTGTTGGATTTGTTCAATATTTATAAAAATCAAGAAAAGTTTTACTTATCTGACTAGTTGGGTTTGTCTTACTTGTTAGACTAGTTGGGTTTGTTCAATATATTCAACATGTTTAACTTGTTTGGTGAGTTTGATAAGCTTGATAAGTTGGATTTGTTCAATATGTTAGACTAGTTGGGTTTGTCTTACTTGTTAGACTAGTTGGGTTTGTTCAATATGTTTATAAAATCAGAAAAACCCTGATTTGTTAGGTTTATTCAATATTTGACTTATTGGGTTTGTCTTACTTGTTAGGCTTATTGGGTTTGTTCAATATGTTTATAAAATCAGAAAAGTCTGACTTGTTAGGTTTGTTCAATATATTAGACTTGTTTGACTAGTTGGGTTTGTTTAATATGTTTATAACATCAGAAAAGTCTGACTAGTTGGGTTTGTTCAATATGTTCAACATATTGGGGTTGTTTTGGGTTTTTATATCTGAAGAGTTTCGCAATACATTGTTTGTCTTTGTTTAAAAATTATAAATATCAAAACCACCAGAAGAAGAATAACAAGAATTGGAATCAAAATCAAAGTTCGGAAATAATAGATCAAAAACCCACAAATTAAAAATATAACCGATGCAAAAAGTGGTTTTATCAAATAAATATATCTTCTAAAAAAATCACTATCTAATACCCTGTGTCTAAAAAATCCTATAAAAATAATTTGAATCAACTCTAACAGATTTGAAATGGAAGCCAGAAAGAGTTGAGAGATTAACGAATTAAAAAAAAGAGTGTAACAATCCATAATAAATGTCGTTTGTCGAAACACAGATTGTATTTATTTTCAAAAAGGATCATAAAATCCACAAAACCTATTTTTTAACCTATAAAGATGATTTGAAAAATGATAAAACGTTTGAACTTTTCCAATTTCTTTTAAAAAACCAAACACGTTTATTTGCCTCTCAAACCTATGAAATTCTAGAAAATCATATATTACTTAGTCTAAACTTGGGTGAAATCCGTGGTTATTTACAACATCAAATATTAAAAAGTGATGAGAAAATTTTAGTTTTTTCATTATGGGATAATATTGATTTCTCGTCACCAGGGGGTATATTTTCCCCTTTCAACTATAATTCAACATTTCAAAAAAACCCAGATTCTCAAATAATCTATGAAGTTTATAAAAATGTAGCATCTGGTGCAATCTTTTGTGTTTTGCCAGCAAGCGAGTCGGTAAAGCAAGAGGTTTGTAGAGATGGGACATATGATCCAAATATATATCCTTTTGTTAACTCAGTCTTGCAGAATTTAAAAAAGATGCCTCCAATAGAATTACATATTGATGAAGCAAACAAATATCTTTTTGATGTGTTTATAAACGAAGATGATGTTTATTATATGAAAAAGGTTGATTTTTTTGACAAGTGCATAAATTGGCGTATTTTAGAAAATATATATATTTCTGGCTCACAACACACGCTTTTAGATCCAGATATTCCAAATGATTCCTATAAGATTGATGTTTTTAACAAAGATGGTAAAATTTTAGAAATCAATAATCAAAAGTGTATTATCAGCAACATTGAAAAATATAAAGCAATGACCTCTGTTTTCCCAAAATTAGAAAATATTATCATCAAAGAAACCCAGACTAAAATGTATATCAAGATTATTTTTTCTGTAGAGTTGAAACAAATGGAATTTGATACTAATTTGCCATTTTTTATTACTTTGAATGCTAATCTCAGAAATATCTTTTATGACCGAATCAAATCCATTAACATCATCATGGCAAGCAGACATTTTTCATTTCAGTCAAATGATATAAATTTGGATCTTTTTGGTTATTATACCTATTTTTTCCTAGGATATCAAGATGGGAAAAAAAATGTCTTATATACGATTCGACCAAGAAAAACCGATGATCGATACTTTTCTCGTTATTGTCAGGGAATTAGGCGTCCAGTAGAGTTAGAAGCATTTGAAGATGTAAATTTGTCTGATTACAGAGCTATTGGGGATTCTTTTTATACTAGTGATATGCCTAATAAAGCTGATATTTTTATAACAGAGACCAAAATTTTTACATGTATGAACGATTCTCTCAAAATTGGCTTTATTGATGAGATTGCAAAAGGTTATAATATTTGTTTGCCATGTTGTTATAAAAAAGAAAAAATGAACACCCAGGTATTCAAGACGTGTACAGGAACAGTTAACCAAAAAGTAGAAAAATTATCAGTCGAACCCTTTTTTCACTCGTTTAAACAATATCGGGTTATTGTGGATCCAGGCAAATTAGGATTGTTATTAGACAAAACTGCCAAATTTTTTAATACATCAAACTCTTCGAACAAACCCTCTCATATGGAGAAAGAAGAAATATTTGACGAATCGGTTTCTATTTTTTGTATCGAAAGAAAAAATATTTCAAAATATCAAGATTATTTTAACTCTTTAGATCAGTATGTCATTATGAATAAGAAGAGAATCGAAGGTGCAAAAAACTATATTATCTATACAGCAGATCCAAAAAAACGATATATTTCAGATGAATTGGATATTTCTACCATAAAGGATAAATGTTTCTTTTTTTCTAATGATAACATATTATGCTCTAATGATTTGGTTTTGGAAATTATAAAAGATAAAACAATATTAGAACAAGTTGAACTCATCTTATTAACCCAAACACATTTCCATCTTATCAAATCTTTGAATAAGAACTTCTCTGATACCCTAAGAATCACTGATGTCTCAATTGAAGTAAAAAAGCGAGTATTTGAGAAAATTTTAGAATCTAAACCCTTTTTAGCAGAGAAACAAAATCAAAATAATCTAAAACTTACACCATTTTTCTTTTATAAAGATAATCAAGCTATTGACCTACGAACCATGGATACCAAATATTATTATTCTGTGCCTAAAATTTTACTCAAAGAAGATAGTTTGGGTCATTATATAACAGATATCCTTTATAGCAAATTTTTCCAACAGATCCAAACCCAAAATATGAAACTCTATAAGATAATTTGGCTTTTAAACTTGGAGAAATTCTTTGAGAAACCTATCAATTTTAATGTTGTTTACTCTTTTCAAAAACATGAAAATATAATTAACGAACTAAAGAAGTTCCTCAATCCGAGATTTTTCAAAAAACCATAAAATTTTATATGAATCACACAAATATGTCTGATGATGTGTCTGATGAAGTCTCTGATGAAGTCTCTGATGTCTCTGATGTTTCTGATGTTTCCGATGTTGAGTCAGAAGATGATGATTTTTTGAATTTGGATGACTTTGTAGATCGTTCGGATATATCTGATACCGAAGACGATGTTTTGATTGATGAAAATTTTGAACCAGTCTTATTATTATCAACAGATCCAGAAATTTCTACTAATAAGAGAATAAAGATAATAAAGTCAATCTTTTTAGTCTTTACCAAGCATTTCTCGTCTCAGGAACAATATATTATATGTTCGGTATATAATTCCAATATAAAAAATTTACATATTCCAGGAAAAGTCTTTTATCCAATTGGGATTATAATACATGTTTTTAAATATTTTGGCATCTCTTTTACCGAATATCTAAAAAAGAAACTATTTCCACACTTTCCCTTTACACTATCTTCTAAACGAGCACAACAACTCATCTTAGACGTTGAGAAAAGATTTGATTTTTCGATTTTCTGTCAAAAAAATAAGATTTCTCAACAATTCTCTAATTTGAATTATTTAGAACGTCTTGTAACCGGGTATGTCTTTTATATCAAACTAATATTAAGAAATCAGATGGAGCCATTACTTAAAGCAACAACCAAGAATGGATATACGGCCAGCAAGGATAGTTTTGAAGAGTTGTCAAAAAAATTAAATATTAACCAAAGTTTTTGCATAGATGAGACTTTACAGGCACTGGTTAAATGGTTTACTTCGATTATAAAAAAGTTAATAATTTTGAATGCTGCTAGAGAAACCACAGAAGTTGTGCGTTCTAAAAAAATTAATAATTTCGAAAAAGAAGTACATTTTATGATATGTGCAGCTTTTCAAATAATTATCCAATGTTTTCACCAAAATACAAACGAAGCACGTTTAGCATATATCCAAACTTTATATCCTAATAATTCTATAATTTCTGATTTGATAACAGATCTTCACTTTTATTTTGTGATCTCTTACACGTATTCGGTATTAGCTATTGAAAAAACAAAAATATTACACTTTGTATCTAGTATTCCAGACTTTCTAAATGCCTGGGAAAACGAAGCTTGAATTTGAAAATAATAACAAAATTTTTTATGAAAGAGAGGTTGAACTCAAAGGATCAAAAAGAGAAGCCTATATTATTTTTATCACTGTTGTTATTTTGATTATTAGCCTAATTGTCTGTTTGTTGCAAAATTATAAATGGAAACCTCTGAGAACATTGTATATCTATAAGAGAATAAAGAAAAATATGAACTCTTGGGGTAATATTATCAAAGAAAAGGTTGCGATCGAAAAACAGAAAGCACAGTTAATTATAGCCACAAAACCCGAGTATGGCAGTTTACAAATATTGGATTTTGGGTCTTATTATTCTGTTGGACGCTTAAATAGCCAGGGTTTGCCAGAATTTATACAACGAGGCACGTCTGGTCCTTGGAGGATTTCGAAGAAAGATACGGGTTTGGATATTGGAGCTTACCAGTTTGCCACATATATTAAAGATGTATATAGGGGAAACATTATTGCTTGTGGTGATGAAATGTTTAAAAATCTAGGCTTTAGTGGATATTTTATAAAAAATTCTCCTTGTGAGCTTGCTTTGGAAATAATGGGAAAAAAGAGACAATAAAAATATTTTTATTATTTTAACTTATTTGACTTGTTTGATATACCAGACTTGTTTGATAATATACCAGACTTGTTCGATATATTAGACTTGTTTGATATATTAGACTTGTTTGATATACTAGACTTATCAGATTTGTTTGATTATTTGTCAGATTTGTTTGATATATCAGATATGTTAAGATTCTAAACAAGTTACAACATTCAACTTCAGATGCCAAACCAAATATATTTGACTTATCTTACTAGTCTGGTTTATAAAAAAATCAGAAATTTCGAACAAACCTTACTTGTTTGATATGTTTGACTAGTTGGGTTTGTTTGATATATTAGATATATTAGATTTGTCAGATTTGTTGGGTTTGTTTGACTTATTAGATTTGTCAGATTTATCCAACTTATTGGGTTTGTTTGATATGTTTGATTTGTCAGGTTTATTCAACTTATTGGGTTTGTTTGACTTATTCAACATGTTGGGTTTGTTTGATAAGTTGGGTTTATCAGGTTTATTCAACTTATTGGGTTTGTTTGATATGTTTGATAAGTTTGATAAGTTTGATAAGTTGGATTTGTTGGGTTTATCAGGTTTATTCAACTTATTGGGTTTGTTTGACTTATTCAACATGTTGGGTTTGTTTGACAAATTGGGTTTGTTTGACAAATTGGGTTTATCGGGTTTATTCAACTTATTGGGTTTGTCAGACTTGTCAAATATGTTAAAAACATTAGATATTTTCAAAAAAAAGTATAATATTAGAGTATGCTAAAACCTTGTTCATCATCGTCCAATGTTTCATGTTTTGGTTGTTGGGTTTTTAATTGATCATACTTGTTGGGATTTAAAACAAATTTGATATGTTTATAACCCAAATTATAAGGTTGACCCACAAATAATGAAGAATATACATCGTTACATGAATCTGTTTGGTTATTAAAAGCGGCATTAATGAGTGATCCAGCGTTACCATGATTTGCATTTTTCATAACTTCGGAAGAATCATTCAACTTTTTCAAATTTTGAGGAGTTGCTGATAGAAATCTAAAATCAAAGAAATGTTTCAAAGGATAAACATAATTCAAATCATCTAATATACTAATAGCTTTGCCCACAGTAGATATTTTCATTAAAGGCATGCTTCCGTAAGAATAAGTTAATTTTGGAGACATATGCAAATATTCCAATCTTTCTGTATCTACCATTTGCAAATCTTTTAAATTTTCGATAAAGAACTTCAATTCATAGATTTTTTGTAATTTCTCGATACGCAAATTTGTGTTGATCTTTTTGCCTTTGTGAACACCATCCCATAATGAAGCAGAGAAATATTGTTTTAGGAGATCATAATTTCCCGTTTGCACAAAAGTAACTCGAAGATAAGCATTTATTTTCTTTTCTGTGATTTTCAAATAGACACTATGAGTACTCAAAAGATAACAATTTTCTAGATATCTCTGTAACATAGTATAGAATGTATCAATTGGGATCAGATCTTGTAATGGGATCTCAATGTTAAAATCACACATACGTTTTTCTTTGTTTTCGAATTCGATTTTGATAGATTGGCCAATACTTTTCAAAGATATATACTCAAATTGGTTTTTGATACTTTCTAAAAATGCCAAATCATATGAATAACATGAGACCAATTCTTCTTTGTTTTCTCTTTTTGAAAATTCTACAAGTTGTTTAAACTCGTCCGAACTTTCTTTTTTTATGTTACTACCAGTCTTTGTAGCTGAGTGAAATGAAGAAAGTGATTGTTGTGTAAACTTTTCTTGAATAACATGAGCAACCTCATAACCAAAGGGATTTCCGATCTTTAATGAGTATGTTAGTTTAAGTAGGATTTTATAGAAAAGCGAGTCCAAGAAATCACTTGTAAAACAGGTTGGGACATCTTTTTCACTAAACATAAACCCACTTGGATCAAAGTATGCCAAAAATATATAAGCAATATGTAATAGAGAATTCAGGTTAAAATAGAACTTTTTTTGAATATATTCTACAAATGCAAGAATTTTCTGTAGATTTTTAGAATGATTCACTTTTTTAGACTTATCCAAATTTGCATAATAGAAAGTCATTATCTCAGAATCCAAATCCAAATAAAAGCTTACATTTTGAATAGTTATTGGGTTATTGTCAAAAGTTTTTTGTTTCAAGAATCTCTTAAAATTTTGATAAGAATCGAATAATTCAGAATACCATTTGGCTTCTTTAGGTGGTGGGGTTACAAGAGATACATATGAGATATCACTGGCTGCAATTTTTAAGAAGAATGGGTTAAAATCTATTACCTTTCTATTGCCTTGTATAAAACGATCAACATTCACATAGAATTCAGAAGCCATTTTAACCATTTTTTTCCCCAAAAATCCTGTTTGTGAAGTACCAGTTGTAACATTAACAATTTGTGGAAAAGCTTCTTGTTTTACGATTGTAGCATATTCTTCAAACGTTAACCCTTTGGCAATAGAGCTTTTGATGAACCCATAATCTTGTAAGTTTATAGAATCTGGTAAGCTAAACAAAGATGTTTTACCATTAAGACCCGGTGTAATCATTTCGATATTTCCATAATTTTTAAAACCCGAGAAACACATAATAGAGAGAAGTTCGTTAATGTTGACCTTATATCCCGTTCTATACATCTCAAGGAAATTATTGTCTTCATCGTAATATTCATCCAAAAGTTCCAAAAGTTTGCTTTCTAGTTTCTTTTTCATAATAGCCACATTTTTTAATCTGAACTCGGAAATATCATCATAAGAGTTGATTATAACCTTACCCTGTTCGATATCGTCATACAGAAGTTTTGTTTGTTTATCAATTTTATCCACTTCTTGGTCTACGATCTTTTCTAGAATATCCAAAATTTTTGGGCTTGGGATCATATCTCGGATTTTTACACTGAAACCAAAATGTGTAATAAAATTTTGAACAATATCTCGCATTGTATCCAATATAGTCAAACCATACTCTTGTCCATAAAATAAAACAAGATGCCCAAAGATGGACTTTGAGGAATTTGCGGAAACGAGTTTATTTGTAAAATTCTCCAAAATAAGTTCGCCATTTTCAACAATTCCTTTGAGTGTATAATGTTTTGGGAATACACAAGAAAGTATATCTTTTCCGGTATAATTATCTTTTCCAGGTGTTAACAGAAATCCGAATTGTCCTAAAATCACCAACGCATCGTTATATGTATAATTTTGTCGTCTATATAACTTATTCAAGGCTGGTATTTGATCTTGGACCAAGCCGAACATTGGATTGCTTGTTATAGAATTTTTGAAGAGATTTCGTGAATTCATAATCAAAGCTTGTTCGAGATTGGCACATGGGGATTTGAAAGAATATATTGTCATCTCATCTCCATCAAAATCAGCATTAAAAGATGTGCAAATTGTGGTTGGGATGTTAATAGTAAACCCTTCTGATCTTTTTATTATACCAGATTGGATATTAGTTAACCAGATAGATGGATGTCTGCAAATAGTTACAAAACCACCTTCCTCTTTCCTTTTTTCGAAAATATCACCGAAATTAGGAGCCAAGGTTAAATATCCATTCTTCTGTGCTAAATCATAAACCATATAAGGATTTTCAGAATTATGATCACTTTTGATATATGTTAGAAAAGCTTGTTCGTTTTGAAGACTTTTGAGTATGTAATCTTTCGTAACGTGATTATAAAAGACAACATCTCTTAACTTGTTTAAAATGTAAGATGGTACTTCAATAAAGCCAGTTTTATTCATAGAGGGTTCGATTACAGCTCTGGCAGTCTCAGGAATACGTTTGCCATTAATATAACTTCGCAAATAAGATTCTTTTGAGTGTCCACCTGTCAAAGTATCCAAAGTAAGCTTTTTATTTGTAGCATATGGATTGGCACCTCGGCTGTTATCGATAGAATCCAAGATTTTTTGTATTTTTGCATTTGTCTCATTATTAGCAACTCTTCGCATTATCAGATTCAAATCACTTGTTAACAAACTCGTAACCTGACCATCATAAACATTGATAGTTCGTAGATTATGTGGTGGAAGTAAGATACTATTAGCATAAAAGACATTTTCGGGAGATACGATTTGATGAGCATTCGAAGGGGTTAACAATAATTTAAACGTTTGTGGAAGATTTTGTAAGATATTAAACACATGCCTGTTATCCAAAACTATACCCTTTGTAGTACCCGAATTATATATAAAGTTATTATTTTTCGAATATTGTAAAGGAGAGACTTGTTTTTGGCAATTAGGTGCAATACACTTGAATTTGCTTTGTTTGGTAGCTTCTAAAATTTTTTTAAAAGCAGCACGATCTTTAACTGTTATTCCAGTATTTCGTTCGTCTATCTGCTTGATCAATTCCAGAAGTTCAAGATTTTGTAAAGCACCACAGAAAGAACAAGTATATTTAAAAATATTTTCAACAAGTTTTTTAAATGCGACTTTAAATAATGGTTGAGTAAGATGAAATTTTCCAAAATGACCAGGACATGCCGAAGTAAGCTGGCAAGTTTCACATTTTTGAAACGAATCAATTGCGCCTAATTGAGCAGCTTCGGTCTTATTTTCTCCTGAAATGTTTTTTATAGCTATGGGTATGGATTCGATTTCTTCATTGGATACCAAAGAGAATTCAGTTGATAAATAAGACATGGTTGATTTGTTGTTATTTATGTTTTATATAATTATTATATTTTCATTTATTTTTAGCATTTCCCTTATACCCTTCTTTCTCTCACGCATGAAAAAACCCATCTAATATGATAAAAAAAAAATTTTTAATGTGTTTAACAAGTTCTTAATAAGTTAGATAAGTCTAACAAGTCAGATGAGTTTGATAAGTTAAACAAGTCGAACAAATCTAACAAATCGAACAAACCCAATAAGTCGAACAAATCTAACAAGTCGAACAAATCTAACAAGTCTGGTTTGGTTTCTGAAGTTGATAAGTCAGATAAATTAAAAAAATTAAAAAAACCAGATATATTAAACAAGTTAAACAAGTCAGACAAATCTAATAAGTCGAACAAATCTAACAAGTCAGACAAGTTTGATAAGTTAAAAAACCAGAAAAACCTAACAAGTTAAACAAGTCAGACAAACCTAATAAGTCTGGTTTGGTTTCTGAAGTTGATAAGTCAGATATATTAAACAAATCAAACAAGTCGAACAAATCAGATAAGTTTGGTTTGGTTTCTGAAGTTGATAAGTTAAAAAAATCATACAAGTTAAACAAGTTAAACAAGTCAGACAAGTTAAACAAGTCAGACAAATCTAATAAGTCTGGTTTGGTTTCTGAAGTTGATAAGTTAAAAAAATCATACAAGTTAAACGGGTTAAACGAGTTAAATGAGCCAGACAAGTCAGATAAACCTAACAAATAAGATAAGTCAGATAAACCTAACAAATAAGACAGTTAAACAAGTTAAACAAGTCAGACAAATCTAACAAGTCTGGTTTGGTTTCTGAAGTTGATAAGTTAAGAAAAAATAAGAGGTTAATCTATCAAATAATCATCAATAGAAGCCATTTTTTTCTTTATTTTTAAAACTTTGATTTTATAGTAAAACATCGAAATAATGTTAAAAGTATCCAGAGTGGCATCGTTTCCTGTGTTGATAAATTGGAATAATTTTTTATCTTGATCCGAAACATATTTCTCTATAAAATCTGATGAAGGAACCAAAGTTGTTGTATTAGAATGTTTTTCCTTTGAAATCAAATAATGGCCTATATTGTATGTGTCTTTCTTGCTTCCAATATTTTTACCTCTTTCGATAATAGGCTCATATCCATATTGGTAACAATTTTCCATTTGGGCCAAAATATCTGCACGTTCTTTCTTTGTTGGCTCAAACTCCAAAGTTTTGCAAATCATATTAAAAGCATCTTCCATGGTGGAGATTTAGATATTTTAAAAAAGATATATTATTTTTTAACAAATTTTCTTTTTTATGACGAGATTCTCATTTTTACAAGAGTCTGCCGTTTCTAAAACCTCTAACATTTTATGAATAAAGGGGTTGTCATGGTAGTGATTAAGTGGATAATAAATAATAAAAACATCAGTAACATCATCTAAAGACATAAAAAAGTCCACTAAAAGATGAAAAGATGAAATTATTACAATACGAACAATTGGTGGGGAAAATGACATAAAGAAGTTATCAGTGACAATTTTATTCAAAAAACGTACTTGATTTTTTAAATCCTGGCTAATTGTAATATTTCCAAAAGTATCAGATGTATGAGGAAAATGTGGAAGTGTTATTGTTTTGTCAATAATTGTATGATATATTCTGTTTAGTTTGAAAACATCTAATGTTTTTGTGGTGGGAAGACATGTGCTACTAACAAAAAAATCTACAAGATTATGGTTTTCTTTGAGCATATTTTCTAATGTTTCCCGAAATACCTCTTCATCATTGCTTCGTAAGTTATTTTTAGCATCAAAAAAGGTGTTAAAATCGGCTATAATCGAAAAAACATGTTGTCGAAATTTTGCTTTTATATAATTAAAAACCTGATCAATTGTTTGACGGTGACTGACTTTTTTAATTGTAATAACCATTTAAATGAATCAAACAAAACAAGATATATCCTATGGAGTATCTGAGGTTTCTGAAGTTTTGAATTCTCCCGTTCCATCTTGTCCTTTAATAACCCAAATTTCTTTAGATGAGGCTGTTTTGCGAGAAAATTCTTATATTTTAGTGCTTGAAAGAGGGTCATTGTTATTTGTTATCAAACTAGCTCCTTTTAAAAATATTTTCCGGTTATTATCTTTTATCGAAATGTGTACACCAAAGACCCCTGTTCCATATTCTAGTGTTTTAACCAAACCAACCCTACTTGATTACTTGAATGATATTGTAGAAATCGATTATCAAAAGTACTTATTGCAAGAAAATATGCCAGAGAATACGTTTTTGAATAAGTTAGAAGATTACAAATATTTTTCTAAGAAGGAAACGTTAGATGTATATGATACATTTGAAAATCTTTCTGTTTCTGAGTTGAAGACGATCACAACAAACAATAATATGAAAACAACACCGATTTTTTTTATTATCAGTAGACCCTTTTTTAATATAGTCTTCAATAATATGCATGAGAATATGTGTTATGATGGGGAACAAGATCCTGTATTTATATTATCTTATGCTGACAAGACAAAGTTTATGTTGGATTTACATGTATTATCATCATTGTTTTTGGATAAAGATTTGGAAAAGATAAAAAAGTTTAGAATACAAATGTCCGCTTTGAGACACGTTTTGCCCATATGAACCAAACCCAAGTCTGATAAATTATATATCTTGGAAAAGTTCAACAAATTCAATAAGTCAGACATTTTAGACAAGTCGGACAAATCAAATAAGTCAGACATTTTAGACAAACTCAACAAGTCAAACAAGTCAGACATCTTGACAAACTCAACAAGTCAAATAAGTCAGACATTTTAGACAAGTTCAATAAGTCAAACAAGTCAGACATCTTGGATATTTTAAACAAGTCAGACATCTTGGATATTTTAAACAAGTCAGACTTTTTAAACAAGTCAGACATTTTAGACAAGTTCAATAAACCAAACAAGTCAAACAAGTCAAACAAGTCAAACTTTTTAGATATCTTGGACAAACTCAACAAATCAAACAAGTCAGATATCTTGGATATTTTAAACAAATCAGACAAGTCAGACAATTCGAGTTAATTCAGAATATTAAAGGTTTCTTCAAACTTTTCACGATTATCTAGGAAAAATTTAACACTTTTATCTTCTGTAAGCAATAAGAGATCCTCATTAGATATTTTAGCATATATGTTCTTACGTAACCCATATTTTGCTCGAATCAAACTTTTTAGATCAACCGAAACAAATTTAAAAAGCTCGATAAGAGAAAATAAGATAGAATCGGTTTTTGGGCCTATCATTGGTTGTCCCGCTCGAAAAGTTATATCTATTGCTTCCAGAAAGGAAAAAATGTCAACAATATTTTGATCGTTTCGTTGTAATGCATCAATACATTTTTCTATAATTTTATCACCAACCCCTCTTATCTTAAAGAGACTGATATAATTTTTGATTTCTTGGTTTATATCGTGATCCAAAGTAATATAATGCACACCTGTATCATCCCATTTGAAAACAGTTTCTGGTCCAGGCATATCTTTGCTTTTTGTTAAAACATCTTTAATTGTTGGAATCACATCACCCGCATGCTGTATTAACAACTTTGATCCAATTCCAATCTCATTTGATTGTAGATATCTGGCATTATATCCATTCACTTTATTTATTTTGAATTCACGAAACTCTATAGGAGAAATGTCCAAAACGGGAATAAATCTACCTTGTTTTGATTTTGTCCATTGTATTCCAAGTACTGTGGTTTCGGCAAAAAGTGTATTTTGTTTAAAAGCGAAAATATGTTTAGATTTTTCTAAAAGAGAAAATATTTTACTGCCTTCGTATATAACTAAGCCATCAATTTCATAATCTTCTTCTTCTTTAAACTTTGTATATATCGAGGTCAAATCTTTTGCGATTTTATTATCTGAAAACATGTGTTTGACAACCCGAAAGTTTAATGATTTCAAAATATTTAACTGATCTGGTATGGCTAACATGTTTGCAATGATTTGATAAGCCACCATATGTATACACGATAGATCAGCATCTTTTTTGTTTAATAAGCCAATAACCTGACTTCTCAAAGGAGTTTTTGATTCTCGTTTCTCTTTTGGAATGATTAACTCGCCTCGAATTGTTAAATTATTATGTTTTATGGCATTTAAAGGTAAGTTGAGTTGTGGCAAAATGTTTGAAATATTTCTACCAGCCGAATCATCTGGACCTTTTGTAAAAAGTGAGAAACTATCTCCATTTTTGACTAAAAGACAAGAAACGCCATCTAACTTAGAAGTGATCACAGTGCTTTCAAAATCCTGTAATTCTTTTTTTATAGTATAAACCTTTTTTAAAGCGGGTAATTTGAAAGGCAAGGTTGTATCTGGTTTCAATTGGGTAGAATAATCAAAAACAGCCTCATTAAAACGTGTTTCGTAAATTTTTACCAATTCTTCATAAAATTCATCAGTTATTAAAGGATTTCCAACAAAATAGGCTTCTTGAAATTTACGAAGATCTTCTAAAAATTGTTTTTGCGGAAGGGTGTTATAATCAATGATATTAGCCATGTCGCTTACTTTTAAAAAAAAACCTTATATTTTCAAGCTTTTTGACTTGTTTGGGTTACTAGGTTTGTTAGATATTTAAAACATATTTGATATATATTCAAAGCCAGAAAAACCAGACATGTCAGACTTGTTAGACTTGTTTGATTTTTTTAACGAGTTAAGTATGTAATCCAAGCCAAAAAACCAGAATTGTTTGATTTGTTAGACTTGTTTGATTTTTTTAACGAGTTAAGTATGTAATCCAAACCAAATATGCCAGATATAACCAGACTAGTTTGATTTGTTTGACTAGTTGGGTTTGTTTAATATGTTGGGTTTGTTTAATATGTTGGGTTTGTTTGATTTGTTTAACTAGTTAGATTTGTTTGACTTGTTTGACTAGTTGAACTAGTTGGGTTTGTTTGATATTTTAATAAAGTTAAGTATATAATTCAAGCCAGAACAACCAGACTAGTTTGATTTGTTTGTCTAGTTAGGTTTGTTGTGTTTGTTTGATTTTTTTAATGAGTG